ATGAAATTATATGTATATTGTGATTCTACGAAAACAAACAAAGATGGATGCATCCCCGTTATGTTGATTGTTAAGAATAACAAAGGACGGTTTTTGATAAACACAGGACTGACGACAAAAGAAAAATTTACGGGCAGAGAATTTCCAAAGAGTGAAAAGAATAGAACGGCTAAAACAAGTGCGCTTGGGCGGTACTTACTGAAAGTGGAGGAAATCTGTTTACTGAATAGCGAACTTGATAACAATAAACTTAAAGAGAAGATAAATAGTGAGGTGTTTTCCAAAGGCAGCGTTAAGGGAAAGACGCTTGCCCACTACATTAGGCAATATGCAAATAGCATGATTAATCGTGGGACATCGGAGGTGTATTTAAGGACTGCTCATCGTGTCATGTCGTTCGATGATTCTGCAACCTTTGAAAGTGTTGATAGGAATTGGCTTGAAAACTACAAATCACACTATAATAAAACGCTAAAGACAAATACAATATCCATTGATTTACGCAATATCCGTACTGTATTTAATAGGGCAATAGATGATGAGATCACTATTAAATATCCTTTCAGGAAGTTCAAAATAGCTTCTGAACGTGTTATTATAAGAAATCTGGACGCTAAACAAATAGCACAGTTCAGAGATTGCAAAGTTTCTTCATGGTTGGAAATTTACAGAGATTTATTTATGCTTGACTTCTATTTATGTGGAGTAAATGCAGTTGATTTGCTTATGTGTAAGGGTCTTACAAATGGGCGTTTCGTGGGTAAACGTGCCAAGACAGGGGCGACGATGGATTTGCCCGTAGAAAAGGAAGCAATGGATATTATAAACAAGTATAAAGGGGAAAGTTATTTGTTATCTCCTATGGATAACAGAAGTGATTATCGCTCGTTTGAGAGAATCTGGAATGACAATCTAAAGAAAATAGGAAAGGAAGAAAAGGTAAAAGACAAAGTAGGAAAACTAAGAAAGATAATCTACCACCCACTATTTGGCAAAGATTTTCAAATGACGACATACGTTGCTCGCTATTCGTTTGCGTCAATAGCTGCATCTATTGGTATTGACAGAGAAACTATTGCGCTTTGTTTGAGCCATTCGTGGGCGGATGTGACCGACCATTATATTAATTACGACAGAAGTCGTGTTGATAAGGCGGTAAGGGCGGTTATTGACCATGTGGGTAGTTTAAAAAATGAAGGACAATAATCCATAGTTAAGTTAGAAAAATGGAAAAGATGTTTGCGAATTAAAAAACATTTTGTATCTTTGCATCGTCTAATAAATCAATGTGGATGAGGTAACGACTCTTCCACTATATGGAGGAGCGTTTTTTATGCTCGTCTATTTTCGAGGAACAACGATACAGGCGTATCGCCCCTTGACTACATTGTAATGGTGTAGTCGTGCTCTTCACGTTGAGGCATTAGACAAAGGGTAGCGGTACGCTTTCATTGTGTGCCAACCCAACAAAGTTCAATAGTCTAAAAAATCAATGTTAATGAATGACGTGACTATTTTCAGCAGTAATGCTTTTGGTTCTATCAGAACTGGTGGAACGAGTGACAATCCTTTGTTCTGTCTTGCAGATGTATGCAAGGCTCTCAAACTTTCCGCAAAGGGTGTAAACCAAAGACTTAACAAGGAGGTAATTTCAAATTACCCCCTTCAAACGGCAGGAGGCGTACAACACGCTTTATTTGTCAACGAGGATGGTTTATACGATGTGATCCTCGATAGTCGTAAACCTGAAGCGAAAGCCTTTCGCAAGTGGATAACATCCGAAGTGCTACCATCCATCCGTAAGAGCGGTGGATACATTGCATCCACCCAAGACGACAGTCCAGAACTTATCATGGCACGTGCATTGCAGGTTGCACAGGCAACAATCGACAGACACAAGCACCAGTTGGAGCAGGCAAACGAACGCATTGCGCTGCAAAGCACACAACTTAAACAACAGGCTCCAAAGGTGAAGTACGTGGACGAATTGCTGCAAAGCGTGAACACCTACACAAGTACACAAATGAGCAAGGAGTTAGGCATGAAAGATGCAGACAGACTTCATAAAGCACTAAGGGAAAAGGGCGTAATGTTCAAGCAATCTGGACAATGGATGCTAACTGCAAAGTATTGCGGTCATGATTATACAAAAACACGCACGCATCAGTTTACACGTAGTGACGGGTCCACGGGCACGAACGCTATAACGGTGTGGACAGAAAAGGGGCGTGCTTTCCTACATAATACTTTTAACATTCAAATAATTAAAGAGATTGCGTAATCATGAAACAAATCGAGTTGTGTACTAACACAGAAAACGTACTAACACTTAAGCGACAAATTGAGGAAGTATTTAAAAACATTGTAGAGTTTGTAGATAAGAACTGTGTAAATGCCGAAGCGATTAACGACCGCTTGATGGGCAGTCTTTCCGTAGCAAATGAAATCCTCGATAAAGAACTAATCGCAAGTATCAACGAAGAATTTGTGCGTAGCAAATTTGAAAGAATCTGATTTTTGCGTTTTTCATTTACAAAAAGGGAACACTAATAAATGAAGTGTTCCCTTTATTTTTACCTTTTTGTAAGCCATTCAGCTGCTTTCTTAAGGCTATCAGCTAAATGCACTTTATCTACATTATCCATTATCTCCAATCTCCACTGCGGGGACTTCTTTCTGTAGAGGAAGCATTTTGTATCATCCTCACTGTATTCTATCCCATAGGGTTGATTAAAGCACTTTGAGCCGTGATGACGTACAACCCACTCGCCTAACTCTCGCATGATCCGTGCAAGTTCTTCAGGTATGTGTTTAACATCTTCAAGTGGTGTTACTTTCTGTGTGTCGTTGAATTTACCATCTTCAAAGGTAACAACGATACCGTTTTCTTTATCAGTAAGCACCCACCCATTAGGGAGAGTGCTGCTCTTTTGCATTATGTATTTAGACATCTTTTATTTATAATTTTATGTTTAACTCTTTTTCAATTTCGTCTATAAGACATTTATCTGCACACAGGTCCACAACGCCTAATAACTCATTTGTCATTGAGCCTGTGGGGTAAATATGAGAACTAAAGCGATACTTTTTACATTTGTAATAGTAATAACGACTTTCGCTTTTGTTGCTCTGTATGCAACGAGCGTTTTGAGAGATAAGGTAGCGTTCAAATTTATTTACCTTGTCGTGTAGGCGTGCGCTTTCTGTGTCCCTTTCCTCATATTCAGTCTTAAATATGGAATATGCCTGCATTATGGGCATGTTTCCAAATTTATGGAAAAAGGCTACGTTTGTTTTTCTTCTTTCGTGTCCTTGCTTTCCAACAACCTTTGTGTAGTTACACTTAAAGGTGTGTAATATCAGGTTCCTCATAATCTTTACAGTTATTATGGTGTGTCTCACCTTTTAAAAAGTTTATTATCGTTGTATCAGTCGTTAATTTCCACGACTGATACTTGTTTCGGCTAAACGGATGGGGTTATACCTGCTTGTATGGATATTTCTCTTATTCTCTTAACGTCAAGCAATGGCTTGGTCGCCTTTTCGACCTTCAACCAATCTTCTTCACCGATTGCAGTCATAAGAGATACCACATCATCTATATTATTTGGGAACTCGTCTATTAGTTCTTTTGTTTTATAGGCGAGTTTCTCCAACAGTGAAGACTTTGCCTTATCCATTCTATCGGCAAGCGATAATAGACGCTTCTTTATTTCATCCTTTGATATAGTTTTGTCCTCTGCAATAGCTTGCAAGACATTTGTAAAATCTTCAATTGGTTTCATATTCATTGTTTTTAGTTATTGCAACAAAGGTGTAAAATGAACCTTTGCGACAAAGTTATTAATTTTATTTGAAAAGTGAAAATATTCCCTTATTTAATCCTCTCGACTGGCAAACATACCTATAGGACATTTCAATATTTGGTCGTCCTGCATTGGTGTGTCCTGCCATCTGTGATATATCCTCAATGCTTACCCCCGCAAGTGACAGATTTGTTACAAAGGAACGTCTCATGGTGTGCGATCCAATGAATTTCCATTTCTCATCCGTGATAGACTTGCCACCATGAAAGACAACTACCTTCTTCCTTATTCCGCACTGAAAGCATATAAACTTCAAAATCTTGCAGAAATACGATATGCGGATAGATTTTATATTATCTGCATAATCGTTCGCAAGGAGAGATTTAAGCCATTTGTGTACGGGAACAACAACCTCTACGGGGTGCTTTTGAGGAACATACGTAAGTACTTCTTCGTTTTCTCCATACTTTTGTATGTTTGCAAGTGTCATACGCCTGCAATCAATATTGCGTGCGCCTGTAATTGCCTCTATGAGGGCTATATTCTTTACGTAACGCTCTCTTTCGCTCTTTGGCTTATAATCATATATCTTCTGTAATTCGTGCTGCGTGAGGTAAATATTCTGCACTGGCACTTTCTTTGCCTTTAGTAGGTTGCCGAATGTTTCTGACTTAATAGGTTTTGTTGCACGATTACGGTTAAGCACTGCTTTGAGTTCTGCACAGATTGTGCGAACTGAATTTGGTGCAAGTTGAAATTCCATATCGTCCTTTAAGTCGGAAATAACATCGTCTGTGAGGTCTTCCCATTGCGGGGCATGTCCTAAGATGTTACGCAAGCGAACAAGTGTCGTAACCCTATTCGGATGCTTCCTTATCCACGCCCATACAAATGTATGTGTGTCGGTTGGAACATCTTTCGTGATAAAGCCGTGCTTTATTGCACTGCTAAATCTTTGTTGTTGCTCTAATGTTAGTTGTTTCATAATTCTCAAAGTTTTAATTAAATGTAACCAACCACACTATTAAATATGATTGGCTTGTTTGGCTATCAATGGCTTGACAAATGTAGATTGTTCCTAACCACATCTTGTGATCCTGCGGTTGGGTTACAATGCTCGTCAATCCATCCACGTCTTTCCAACTCGTCAAGGATATAGGATCGCTCTTTCCTTGAAAGTCCGGGTGTTTTGAAATACCCAGAGCATTTTATATCAACAATAGCCTTGATAATAGTTTTTTCGCTTACATTTCTCATTTTATTAATTTTAATTGGTTGTCATCGCACTCCCATATGAAACTAATCACGTGGGAGAATTTCGGCTTAATCATTCAACATGTCACGCATTTGGATAAGTCTAAGTGCGCTTTCGTCAAACCAGTTCTTAACAAATCTTGCTCCTGCTATTGAACTCTTGCAAAATCCCCAACTTTTACCAATTTGTATAATGTCATAATCGGTAAAAGCTATATTTATACAAGACGGCAAACCACGCAAATATTGCGCAAGCCGTTCACACTCGTTTGGATAAATACGCTTGTTATACGGGTTCCCGTACTCATCTTCAAATGTTTTGAAGACAAAGTTTATCCTCTCCTTATCTGTTGCGTTTTCTCCGATTTGCTCGATGTTGATACAATCAAGTAAATACTCAAATTGAACTCTATAGCACTTGTCTAATTTAAAATCTTTCATAACTCCTAATATCAATTGGTTATTATCGCACAACTCACAATGATTAGATTGTGGGTTGCAATTTGACTAAAGATACTTAGAGATACCACTATCCTTAAGTGCTTTTTTAAACACCGCCATGAGGTGAAATTTGTTAATGAGATAACAGTTAATCCAAATGGAAATATCGTAATCTCCAATAACAGAAGATGCGATTTGTATTGCCATGTAGTCTTCCAATTTTATAGAAGGAGGATTTTTCTTTAATCTTTGAATAAGACCCTTGATAACATTCAGATTCTCTTTTTTAAATTCCTCGAATCTTTTTAAAATAAGAGGATAAAAATGATATATCTTTATCTCCATAGTCTTTGCCTCCATCACATCCACAGGAGGCAGATTAAAATCTTTGCTCATAATCTTTACTTAATTGGTTAATAATTGCACCATATTGTTAACATCAACAATATGGTTGTTTGGCGTTAGATGAGGCTCACCTCGTAAACTCCCTTCTTTCCTTTCTCTACAATAAAACCATTCATTATTTGCAGCATATATACTGCGTTCTTAATAAACGGCTTGTCAATGAAGACAAAGGGAACGGCTTGCCCTTTCTGAACAAGTGTAAGTTGTTCCTCCCATGAAAACTGATTTATCCAGTCCTCTACTACTGTCATGTCCTTCCATCCACCTTTTGGAGGATTGTCCATTTCGATGAAACGTTTGGGACGTATGAGAAGCTTGTCCTTCAGATCATGTGTTTTAAACCAATTGTAAACGCACTCTGTAAATCCTTCTTGGTCAAACTTCTCTTCGATGTAGCCTTTCTCTCTTAACAGTGTGGATGCTTGTACTAATTTTTTTACCATAATTCTTAAAATAGTTTTTGATTAATAATGAATGCCACCATTTAATCAAAAATGGCAGCACAATTTGGCTTAGTAGTGGTAATCAATGATTCCTCCCACGTAGTACGTCTGGTCGTTTCCTAATACCTGTTTTGCCCACTCCCATAGTGGCATTAGGTATCCAAACTCCGCATCATAGATGTAGAAAGCACAGAAATACACTCCGCTTGCTACTTCCTTCATTTTCCAGAGGCTAAACTCTTCTGCGACCTCAATGGCTTTTTCTCTCCAGTCAGAAAGAAACGTTTCATCTTTACCGACAGTGATTTTCTCACCGTCCAGAGTGAAACCGACTTTATCAAGTTGCTCTTTTAGCCAATCAAGTTCTACCTCTCGTGAAGAATCAGGCTCCATAACGTAGTCTACTCCGTCTATCTCGTGAAGAAGTTCGTCAAGTTCTAAACTTGATGAGTCTAAACGCTCATTTTCTTCAACTCTTTCCTTGCTCACTTGAATAATTCTTGAATGTGACATAATCTTAAAATTTTAATTTGGTTAATAATCGTGGTAAAAAATGGCAGCGCATTTCACAACGAACCACCATTAAACCTATTATGACTGCACACACGGTGTAAACAAATACACCATGTACAATTTGGCTTCATTTAGAAAAGAAGAAGTTATACATTATCCTCCGTCCTGTAGGATCTGAAACTCTGCACGATGATATATTTTCATCAGTGCTATCAGTGAAGGGAGATATATAAGCTTCTATCCTTTGAAAAATCTCATCTGAAACACCCTTGTCAATCACACTTATTTCAAGCCAATTAGCTTTCGTGTTGTACGTTATCTTTGTGGCAACGCCCAAACAGAACCCTAAAACGGATACCGTATGTTTGTGTACGTTGTCAACGCACTGACCTTCAAAGATGTCATAAACAAAATCTGTGATAACATTTTTGTCATCAAGATTTGCAGGAATCAATTCTTTCATATCTTTTCATTTTCTTTGGTTAATAGGGTGGGGATGGTGAACAAACACCGACCCCACATTGTGGCTTATTTCAAATTATTCACAACCATGTCAAAAACATCAAATGTAATGTGGCATGTTTCCTGTCGCTTCACTTGTTCGTGAAGTTCCTTTCCTATCGTTTCAGATAGCTTGCGCAAATTATCAAGACTATCCATAAGCGTTTTATTTTCCATATTCTGTTAATATTTGGTTTATCGAACCCACACGGAGAATATTTCACCCCGTGTGGGCAAGCGGTTAATCTGCAAAGCATTTAAGCCTTTACACGTCTTCTCAAAATCTCCAAATCTTTGCGCTTTGGATATTCTTCATTTTTCGTGACATCAATTAAAGGCATGTCGTCAATTGTTTTCGTCCACTTTTTGCCCGTCTTCGGACTTTGGTATGTTACCTTATAATGTCCGTAACCCGCAAACAAAAATGTAAAATCTGATTTTTCAATTTTCGTACTCATAATCTCTATTTATTGGTTATTATCGTACTCCCACATGAAATTAATCACATGGGAGATTTTCGGCTCAACTGTTTTCGTACTCAAAATCAGAATACCAATTTGCGACTTCCTCCAGAGCAAACCACGCAAACGTATTGTATATCCAGTCCAAATCTGAATTGTACCGACCATACAACGCCCGCCCGACTTCATCCTCAGAAAAGTCGCCATCTTTAATACCTCCAAAGTTCATTACCATTTGAAGCGTATTTTCACCAAGTGAAAACGCTAAATCATTCAAACGCTCGGTGATAATCGTACGGTTTCGTCTCCAGAACGCAACGGTTTCAGAATAGTAAATAAAACCACAGAAGCCGCCAGCCGCTCCACTGGAACAGGCTGCAACGTTTCTTAGCAGATCTTGAAAATCGCTCCAATCTCTACCCGTTTGACGCTTTACTGCTTTGATTAACTTTCCGTCTGTATTTGTGAACTCAACGAAATCTTTCAATCTTAACTTTGCCATAATCTTAAAACTTTATTTAGTTAATAATAGAACCGTTCCGAATTATCGTACTCGAAGCGGTTAATTTTGGCTTCATGCAGTATAATCATAGCCTACACCGCAATAATGATAATTACCATTGGGTAATTTTACCAATCCTCTATAAATCGTACAAAGCTTCACCTTTCGTGCCTCCATACTATTATAAAGGGCGTGAATCTGTTTTGCTGCATCAATTCGTTTCATAATCTTTTTATTTTTGGTTTATAATGCCATCGCAGCACGCATTTATCGTACTGCAACGAATTTTAGGCAATGTGAACAACGCAAACATTATCACGCACGGAAATAATTTCAACGTGAAAATAAATCGCTTGCAATTCTGCTATCCTTTCATCCAATACACGGAGACAAGGAAATTTTATCGTCTTACTCATAATTCAAAAAATTTATTGGTTTTCATTCGCACCGTCTGACATCATTACGATATCAGGCAGCATTTGGCATCAAAGCATATTTTCAAGCCTTAATATTTCGTGGTAATAACAACGAATAAATCTGCTTCCGCTTTCAGTTCTGCAAAGCTTCTGAAGCATGCAGCAATATATCACACATAACAGAACGCATAACAATGAACCACAGAAAAGCAGCATAACAGGCATAAACAATACACACGCAATCAAATGTAATTTAATTCGCTTCATAATCTTAATATTTTATTGGTTATAAATGTAGATGGCACAAAAATAAATTCATGCCATCCGATTAGCCATGGTTTTTGCTTTCACTTCTGTTATTTTATTGTTTCGATTTCGCTTCACGAAAAGCAAATACCATATTATTTAACGCATAATTACGGCGGTCTTTTCAGTGTGTCCGCATAACAACAACGGCAATTTTATTTTGCTAAAAAATAACACTATTTATTGCGCTTTCGTTATTCGTGTTTTAGGTAACCAACCAAAGCACACGGCAAAAAAGCTTATTTAAGAATATGATTTTTGTATCATGCGTTATTTTTATTATTTGATCCCATATTTGATTAAATAAAAAATACATTCCATAAAATCACAAAATCAAATATGGATAACAAAAACAACAATTTCAAAGAATTTCACACCGTCCACCGTCTCCACGGTTTTACGGACGTGTCCACATCTTTTCAGATGTGCGTTAAATATGTGCGCTTTGCCCAATTCGCACGGACTGCAAAATCTGCAATTCTAAAAATATAAAGCGCAAAATTACCCACCCAAAATAAATTGGGTGGGTAAAATCATTTGCAACAACATTTAAAAGGGTTCGTTTGTATGTTCCTTTTTCATTACAACCATAAATCATTTAAATACTCATCGTATAAACGGTGTAGGCTGTCTTTCTTCTGCTTGTCAGTCATTGACATATTAACGATAAGTTGTAAACTTGTCTCCATGTCGTTTAACCGTTGCTTTGTGTCGCTTGACTCGCAGAATTGGTCAAATGTCAGACGCTTTGTCATCTTTTTTGCCAAAATACGCTTGGCGTCCTCTATTTTGATAACGGACTTAATAACGTTTAGAACGTTCGCTTTGTTAACCTTCCCATTCGGAGAACGGTAAAAAGATTTTTTACCGACCTTAATAGTAAAGGTGTCGTTTTCAAATGTTTTAACATCCGTGAAAGAATAAGCGAAGTTGTCCGTATCTTTCATTATCTGATTAAGACCGCCAAAGCTTTTAATGTCTTTAAAGATTTCGCTAATAATAGCCTTTACTTCTTCATTACTTACTAACTGGATAGCCTTAACTTGTTTTGTTTCGTTTACTGAATTTGTCATAATAAGTGCCCCTTTTCCACACGGAGAGCAAAGGGGCAAAAGCTTTAATATAAAATTACATGTATTATAAACTATCAACACGGAGCACACAGGAAGCATGCAGCATGTTATGTCAGATTTACAAAAACCCTTCTTGTTGTTGCAATAAGTCAAAGAGGATAAAGGGGCTTTTTTAAACATCCGTTTTACTTGTCCTTTCTTTATCTACTACAAAGGTACTACAATTATTTGGATATAACGAACAAAATAAGACTTTAACACACTTGTAAAACGTTGTAAATCAATAAGTTACAAACTTTTTTCAGTGTAAGAATATGCAAAACAACGCATAAATTAACCATAATTTGCAGATAAACGCAAATTTATTGCAAAGAAACGTTAATAATTTAACAATTATCGCTATCTTTGTAGACCGTATGAATATACGAGCAAGGCGCATGAATATACAAAGAGCAAATGAGACAGAAAAAAAAGAAGAAGAAGGGAAGCGAGAGGATGAGAAGGGAAGGAGTGACAAAAGTTAAAATTTTTAACACTTCGGGGAGGTCGAGGATAAGCAAAAAGCGTACCAATTTTGTTTGTTATATGTAGTAACAAACACCCACCCACCCCTTTTAAACGCTTGTAAACAAGGCGTAGTAACCTCACTTAAAATTTTTTCTTTCCCAAAATTTTTTCTTTCTTAATTTTTGTTTCAAGTGTTTCTTGTTGTTAAAACCTCAAAATGATGAAAAGCGGTCAATTTTACGGAATGTATATTTATCCATCATTGCTAATTGTTAAATGATATTAATTATTCCCTTATTACTACATATATAGTGTAGTATATGTATATTTATTCTTATATTTGTACTATGTAACTTTGGTTGTTTTGATTTAAAGGGGGGCAAGTGGCAGAAATTCGCTTAAAAACGTGTCCTTGCGTCCTTGTAATCAACGGGTAATGGCAGTGTATGTAGGCTTAAAAAATCCTACACAAATATACACAAAAACTCGAAAACGTACACAATGAGTGTATAAAAGGCTATATTTTATGACAGACGGAGATAAATTAGACATCATTTACGCTTCATTATTGGAGCAATCGAGGAATCCCAAATATGCGTTTGGTTCATTGCGTGTTAATTGGGGTTATACGAACAGTCCATCGTATAATGACAACAAATCACGTTTTGACCAATCGATGGAGATGTTTGCACGTGATTGTGGTTTACGTTATTATAATGGGAACTACTATTTCTATAATGGCAAGATATACGACATTGTATCAACAGAGGTTGTTGAAATGGCGTATGAAACGTTGTTGCGTGATTTATGTTTAGCACCGATGATGCACAAACCGATTATCCGCCGTGAGGGTTTCATGCGTACGGTTGCGTTTCGCAATTCGTTTGTTCCCCGTTTGGATCTGATTGGTTTTGAAAATGGCGTATTGGATTTAAGCAATCCGAAGAATCCCTCGTTTGTTTCGTTTTCCCCTGAATTGCCGATTACATATTATCGTCCGTATCGTTATGACGAGAATGCGAAATGCGACCGTTGGCAGTTCTTTCTGCGTGAGGTATTGCCTGATAAGACATCACGAACGATATTGCAGATGTTCTTGGGATTGGGCTTAACGCAACGCAATGTGGCGTTTTCCGAAAGCTGGCGTCATAATGCGGGGAAGGTTGAGTTGTGTCTATTGTTGATTGGTGGTGGTGCGAATGGCAAGAGTGTTATCTTTGATGTCATGCGTGCGTTATTTGGTGATGCGAAGATAAGCAAATTGGACTATTCAACATTGACTGCAGGTGGTGATGAGGGATTGCGTGGTCGTTTGCCGATTCGTGGAATGACATTCAATTGGTCAAGTGATAGCAATCCTCGTAAATTCGGTGGAAGCAAAAGCGAGCAGAATTTGTTTAAGCAGATTGTATCTGGTGAGCCTGTTCCCGTTCGTGGAATTGGTCGAAACATTGAAATGTGCGATGAGGTGCCGTATCTGATATTCAATATGAATGCACTTCCGAATATTGATGATGATTCAAATGGAATGGTAAGGCGGTTGCAGATTATCCCGTTTGACATAACGGTGCCGCTATCGAAACGCGATCCGAATTTGTCGGCGAAAATCATTCAAAATGAATTGCCGGGAATATTCAATTGGGTGATGCGTGGAACGAAGGAGTTATTCCGTAGAAAGTTCCGTTTCCCCGATGCCGAGGGAAGCCGAATGGCAATGCTCAAAACCCTTATCACACGTTCCCCTATCATTGCGTGGGTCAAAACGTATAATATCCGTTGCGATAAGGAAGCACCGAATGAGGTTCCTGTTCACATATTGGGAAATGACCTTTATGCAGCGTTTGTTCGTTTCTGTAAGGATAATGATGTTGATGAAACGCTTATTCCGACATCAAATCGTTTTGGTCGTGATATGCGTGATAAGCTTAATTTCTTCAAGAAGCGCACGGGAAGCGGTGTTTATTATGAGGTGTATGGAATCACGCTTGACAGGTTGAAGCAGCCTGTATTTGTTACGGATATTCAGGAAATCGAGGGTGAAGCGGACGATGACAACGAATCATTCATTAAGGATAATGACTAAAATGGGAAAGGATTGGACAGGAAACAAAGAGGGTCTTTTCAGCATGCTTGGTGCGAGCAATCATTGTGAACATGAAAGAGAACCCAATGAGTACTACGCCACCGAGCCAAAAGCAGTTGAGTTACTGATGGACTTGGAGGCGTTTGATAAGAATATCTTGGAGCCGTCATGTGGCGAGGGACATATATCGGATGTCTTGAAATCGCACGGATATAATGTTGTCAGCCGTGATTTGATTGATCGTGGGTATGGCGATGTTGCTGATTTCCTTTCCGATGACAATACGGAGTGGAATGGCGACATTATCACAAATCCTCCTTATAAATATGCACAAGAGTTCGTTGAGAAAGCGTTGCAGATAATACCAGAGGGGCATAAGGTTGCAATGTTCTTAAAGGTTCAATTCTTGGAGGGCAAGCGCAGACGAAAGATGTTTGATATTACACCGCCGAAGCGTATATGGGTTAGTAGTTCACGTTTGAAATGCGCAATGAATGGCGAATTTGATAAAACGGCAAGCAGTGCAGCATCTTATGCGTGGTTTATTTGGGAGAAGGGATTTCATGGCGATACAATCGTCAAATGGTTCAATTAAATAATGGTTTTTCATATGATAAGTGAAACAGACTTGAAGATTGAAAAGATGTCGATGCTTAAACGCATTGGTGAAGCTGTCAAGGACTTTGTTAATAAAACGGGATATGACAACGTGAGCATTGGTGCAACGTGTTGTAATGGTGAGTTTATGACAGATGATGGTAAAATGCACGAGGGACTTCATATTGAGTTCACGTGTGATTATTATAACCCTGAATGGGATAACGAAGATGATGAATAGGTTTTTCGAGGTCGTTGACCGAACATACGGCAAGCAGATGATTAATCTTGACAATGTTGAGATTCTGTCCGAAAAGTCATACGAGGTTGTTATGACAGGTGGAAAGCGTTTCAAGATTATCAAGGAAAGCTTTGATGGCTTGCTTAATGAACTTAAAAAGCCATATTCCGATGCCATGGCTGAGAAAATGTGCCAATTGCAGAATGATTTGACTGTTGCAAAGCAGGCGATTGAGAACATCTATGTTGCCCTTCTCGATTCAACCATTACGCCATCGACACTTGGAAAGGTTAATGACGATCATCTTGACGGAATGTTGTCAAGTTGTTATACAGAAATTAAGAAACTTCAAAACAGATAACAAATGATGGATTTTTTAGGCATTCTACGTAGTTTTAAGCAGTTTACCGATAAGATTGAGTGTGATATGCGTCATTTTACGGATAACGCACAGCTTCCCGATGAGATTGATATGTACAATTTCTTTGATCAGTGGGGTGGTCGTGCAGAGTGCATGATGTACGACTATTCAATGACGATTTGCAGTATCTTTGATTATGTCCGCTTTTATGATGATGCAATTAATATACGCTATCATATCGGCAAAGCGAAATACTATGCGCTACGATTTAACGGAAGGGGTGTGTTCCTTGTGAGTGAGAAACGTTATAACGAACTTAAAGGAAAGAAAGGATAATGATTATGGGAAAGTTTATTGAACTTAAAATTCTTACAACGTCAATGAGGACGACTGAGACAAGTCCAATGATGTTGGATATTTCGCAGGTGTCTGCGGTTTTGTGCAATCACGGGATGTATCGTGTTTATATCGGGTCCACCCGTTTTGATTTGACGGAGGATAGCTATAACAAGCTATGCTCTGCTCTTAAGGACTATAAAGAGCCTTCTGAATCTATCCTCTGTAATTTGCAACATGACCATACATGGATCAAGCAGGGACTGTATAACCTTATAAAGATGGTGGAGGAGGGTAGTCTAAGTTATCGTCCCGCTATTCTGCTTTCATGCCACGATAAGGATTTGGAAGCGGGTTGGGGTGTCCTCCATCGGCGCATTTGCGGCATGCGTGGTCGCATTATTGATTTGGAAAAAGAAGTGAAACGTATGACAGAACCAAAGAAAGGGAAATAAAATGGATTCAATAAGAGAATATGCGGAAGCCCACGGATTATGGCAAGATAAGTATAGATGTACTGGCAGAACAACTCGCCGTTGCGATGACTTAATGCAAAAATTATTTCAGAATGTCGGAGAAGAGATTCAAATATGTGACCATTATAGAACTCGCTCGGCAGACGAGATGCTGGCCCATAAGATTATAAGACGATTAGAATTAGAACATCCTCATGTTAAACCGAATGTTCGTATTAGTGGTCGTCGTGTTTTTATGAGTATAACAGACGATAAAAGGCAAGCTATGTACATAGTTCAACGGCAAGATTTGTTCAATTTCCGTGATGTCTTTGCATCAAGCCACCCACAAGTAGCCTTTGAGTATATGGAGGGGTTGGAGAAGTGTCATGGAAGGGTGTTTAGAATCATAAAACAATAACATTGTATGAAAGCAAGGAAAATAAAAAGGCTTAGGGGGAAAATTGCGAAGAATGGCTATTTCCTTTCAAGATATAAAGATTTGGCAGAACAAGTTGAACGTTGGAAACGTTTTTACGACTTTAAGTGCAACAGATTCTTTGTCGGTAGTGAGTTGGAAGAATATAACACACAGATATACGAGGCGAATGCACCAAGAGTTAAACGAAAAGCAGCTTGGTATAAAAAACGTTTGGATTTAATGAAATCTGACCTATATAGGCGTGCCCCAATCGTCTAATGATGGTTACAAAGGTAATGTTTTATTAAACAATAAATATGCTTCAAGAGTTCAAGAACGACATATACTCTCGCAAATTGTGGATAGCAACAAGTTGGGAAGATGTTAAAGACAAATTTACAACTTATGGAGGCTATGATTTTAAGAAATCAGAAGACGCATACGCTACTACCTATCCACAGATGATTCGCAAGAAGACTGGAAAATATGGAGTACTGATAGTCTTTTATGACTGCGCTAAACTCTGTGGAAGCAGGATTGTTGAGAATATCGCCCACGAAAGTCTACATGCAGCAAACGCAATTTTTAACGAGTTAGGAATTGAATATAGTCTAACACACGATGAGCATGCCGCATATATGGTTGGGTGGGTTGCTAATTGTTGTTGGAAAGTTTTACAGAAAGAGATTTACAAGGATTAAATTTAACAATTAAAACAATAGTTTTATGAAGAAATACATTGGAACAAAAGAAGTAAGTGCCACTCCTGCGTGGCGGATAGATGGCAAGGTTTATCCCAAAGATGGACCAGTACCACGCTCTATGAACCGTGAAGATGGTTATAAGGTTGTCTATGAGGACGGTTATGAGAGTTGGTCTCCAAAGGACGTATTTGAAAAAGCTTACAAGATAGCAGACACATTTCTTGACCGATTGCATATTGAGCAAAAAGATGTGATGAGTAAGTATCATGCGTGTGACGCTTTTATCAACTCTGATAAGTTCAGAGAAATAGTAAAAGATGACTATGCCGCTTTCTTACTTTCGTTCCAGAGAGAACTTTTGTGGTATTACATGGGTACACTTAGTAACAGAGTGGCTCTCGCACAACAAATTAATTGTAGTGATTTCTTTACGTACAAACTTATCAGTATAGCCATTCATGCTATGAATTTAGGCTATGCGGTGAGAAGAAGCCATTGGGGTAATAAGAATTTGGTTGTAATTAAGCAAGTTCCTGCTCACATTGAAGGTGACATTATTCCTAAGATGCAATCACTCTCTAATCAAGCAAAGGATTTGATTGGAAATGGGAAGAATTGCATAGATTATAAGGATCAATGCCTTCTTTATAATAGAGAAACAGGTGAAGCGACAAGTTGGAATCCGTCTACGGAGGATTTATTCGCAAAAGATTGGAGAATTGTATTCGAGTAAATTTACAACGACATTATAAAAACAAAACAATTATGGCAGTAACAAAAGAAGAATTGGCAGTATATCTGTCAGAGAAGAGTGGCGAAACGATAACACGCTCAAAGCAGTTCATTGACGATTTCATTGACGTGATGGCGGATGTGCTTTCGTGTGGCAAAGAAATCAACCTCCGTGATAGCTTCAGGCTAAAGGTTATTGAGCGTAAGCCGAAGAAGGCGTATGACTTCACGAACAAGACAACGATTGACGTGCCTGCAAAAAAAGTATTGAAATTCGTTGCAGGTAAGGACTTTGAAGAAAGGGTATTGGGATGCAGGAAGTAAAGATTGTGCTTGAAGGCGGTGTTTTGCCAGAGAAAGCAACAGAAGGTGCTGCATGTTATGACCTATTTGCTCCGGAGGATTTTAAGTTGGAGCATGGGCGGCAGGTATTGCCACTCGGTTTCCGAATGCAGTTGCCGAAGAACATGGCAGCCATTGTAAAATCAAGAAGCGGTTTCTCGTCAAAAGGTATCGAGGTGATGTACGAGCAGTTGTGCGAGTTATACAAAAAGCGTCTTGATGCAGATGTGTTACTTGGCACAATAGATAGCGATTATACTGGCATTGTAGGTGTTATTATTGATGTTCACGATGAATTAGTATCACACACGTTCATCGCAAAGGGAACACGTATTGCACAAATGCAGATTGTCGAAGTACCTGAAACGGAGTTTAAGCAGGTTGATACCCTTGACGAAACAGAGCGTGGTGATGGTGGTTTTGGTCATACGGGTGCAAAGGAGATTGTTAAACAGAGTGAGAAGCCAAAACGGAAAGCTGGCAGACCACGTAAAAAGTAGGTTTTTATGGATAAGATTAAGTGTAATATTGAGATTGAATTAGACAGAGGATTGTTTTATGCCATATCAGCATTAAGCGGACTTCCATTGAGTGATGATACCCTTGATGCAATAATGAAGAAAGATTCTTATAGCATAAGTATTTCCGACTTGGAGATACCAAATGATCAGAGGAATGCACTTTCACTTGCTATGGCAGCAATCCTATTAGGAAAGCAGTTGGAAAAAGAGGAAAAGAAGAAAGGAGGAAAGTGATATGCCAAAGATACTAATTGGGATTGACCCGGGACGTGCAGGCGGCTTGGTATCGCTTGACGAAAACGGCAAAGCGTTGCAGGTTGTAAAGATGCCAGAAACCATGGGTGGTATTTTGCAATTCTTTCAGCAGTACTCTAATGACGATGCCGTGTGTTATCTGGAGAGGGTTCATGCACGTCCCGGTGATGGTGCGGCGAGTATGTTCAAGTTCGGACAAGGCTTCGGTTGGCTTCAAATGGCATTGTTGGCAGCAAAGGTGAAGACCGTTGAGGTTTTGCCAAACACATGGATGCGTGGTCTTGGTATAAAGTCAAAGAAGAAGGACGAAACAAAGACCGCATACAAAAATCGTCTGAAATTCGTTGCCGAGCAGTTGTTTCCAGAACAAAGGGTGACGCTATGGAATGCGGACGCTCTATTAATTGCTCATGCCCTCTATGTCGCAGACAAAAAGGGAGAGATTAGCGCAAACTTGGAGGGTTGATTATGGCAGTAGAGAATGTAAATCACCCCTCACATTACAATCACGGCAAGTTAGAGTGTATTGATATTATGGAGGATGTGTTTGGTGTTGACGAAACAAAAGCCTTCTGCAAACTCAATGCGTTCAAATATTTGGTGAGAGCCGAATTAAAGGGCAAAGAGGTAGAAGATGTCGACAAGGCTATTTGGTACTTGCAAAAGCACCAAGAACTTGCCAACAAGCAGGAAACAAACAAAATCATTGATAACGTTTAAGCAATGGAACAAAAAGGATTAGAATTGGGTAAAATTTACCATGCAGGTAATTTTATCATCAAGAAGTTTACACGTACACTGACAAAGAAGCAGGTGCTTCAATTGCGTGACGCAATGAATATCCCACGTGATATTCAGAAGCATTTGGAACGAAACGGCATGCAATTTATCAAGGCATCAACCATTAGTGGATCAGGGAGCGTTGAATGGGTGTTTGGTATGTCATTCTTTAAGGCGATTGATGAAATGCCTGTAAACGAAAATGGAGAGTTCTACGGGACCGCACTTGATAATCTCACGATGATACTTACATGCATGTTTGCTGACACGTCTGTCGTTGGCGATATGGAGTATATGGCAGAGAAACAGAAGCTCATGCACAAGTATTTCGACCGCAAAGCAAACAAGGGTGAAATGACCGATGAGGAAATCAAGGAGAGTGAAAAAGCCGCTGATGAGGTTCTCAAAAACGAGGAACACAAGGCAACATTAATAAACATGTCAAAGGAGGTGGAAAATGGAAGCAATGAATAGAGTGATTGACGAGTTGCAGGACTATGTGAGATTGCAAGATGCACTTTTCGTAATCGAGCAAGCGTTGGAAACGGGTGAGATTCCTGCAATCACGCCAACGTTTCATGACAGTGCGATTGCTTATGAATTGGAGAAGATCCTCAATATGATTGACGGATTGACCCATAAGAAGTAATCTAACAAAACAAAACGGAGAGCCGTTCTCTCGAATGACTCTCCTTATTTACCAATAAAATTTTAAGAATTATGTACGAACTAAGATAACACCGTATATAACGGACGTTTCGTTTACGTACAAAATCAAATTTGATTGCAAATATAAGGCTTTCACCCTTATTCTCATCTTAATTTGTGTTAAAAACGATGATGCTTCAAAAAATATGTAGTAAACATTTGGTGCTACATAAAATATGTAGTATCTTTGTGGTATAAAAGTCCTACATACCGTGTGCAAAGGACAAGGCTTATATAAGATACTTCATATCTAATTTAATATAAGACGAGGTTGTTAAACGGAAGCACGGTTCGTTTAATGACCTCAAACTTTTTTAGGACAGATGAAATATATTAGAAGATCATTGATAAATGAATGTTTCGGCAACAAGGAATTGCTGAAAGCACTCGCAATGGCGTATCTAATTAAACATCGTACAAAGTCCTCAAACGTTCATCATTACTCAATTAATCTTATTCACTCTATCACAGGTATTCATGCCACGACAATCAGAAAGAGATTACAGACATTGAATGAATATGGACTTATTCTTATTGAAAAGGATAATCTCATCATTCGTTCAACCGTCAGCAAGCACTCAAAGCGAAACATGAATATCGGTCGAATGGATTTCAAAAACGTAAAGACCGTTGAGAGGTCATTGCAGGCGTTGCAGGTCGTTTTCATGCAACAACGTAAGGATTTCTATAAGCATACTATTCACAACGCTCACAACGGCTCTAATCCAAAGAAGATTAAAGCTGCGAGAAAAGCATGTCGGAAGTATGGTTTTGGAGATAAGTACGTTGAACGTGGATTATCGTATGCAACAATGGCAAAGAAACTCGGACTGTCCGTTGCAACTACATTCAGTGTTGTTAAGCATGGAATCGTGAGAAAGTACTTTAAGAAGTTTACTCATTTCGTAGGAACTTTCCTTAAGGGAGTATATGGGATGGATATTCAAGGATATACATTCACGACAACAAACTATGGATTTCAAGTACAAGCCAACACATACAAGGTTGGTTACAGATGGACGTAGTATAGCATGGTAATATATAGATTATAAAAAATGAAGACTAAAAAATAGGAGGTGCAAATGAAAACAAATCAAGTAATGACACGTCCAATGGGACAGTTTACAGTTGAGCAAAGGACGAAAGACGGTTTCTTTGATGGTGCTAATTTGCTTCGCCAATGGAATGGCGTTGAAGGTAATCCACGTAGAAGAATGTCAGAGTTCCTTGAAAGCCCAAAGGTTAAAGAGTTTTTGAATGCTCTTGCCGAGGATGAAAGCCATAGGCGAAAAATCGACATTGCTGAAAATCAGTTACTTACAAAGGTATCTGGTAAGTTGACGAAATATGGAAAAACACAAGATAAAGTATGGATGAATCCTATTTTATTCTTAAAGTTTGCTATGTGGATAAACCCTCGATTTGAGGTACAAGTTATACGCTTTGTTTATGATAATATGATTGAGTATCGAAACGAAGCTGGCGATGCTTATAAAGAATTATGCGCCGCTCTATCTAAAATAGTTGGTAAGGGTTTTCTTCGTGTTGCCATTTTAAATATAGCCAAAGCTATTAATTGGGTAGTATTTAATAATCATGAGGCAATGATTAGAAACAAAGAAGGTATTGAAGATAAAATGAAAGAGTTATTCAGCGCAGAAAAGACAGTTGCAATGCTTATCAACGATGGTTTTCTATCTTCTTATGAGGGAGTGGTAAAGTATCTTCGCAAGAAGTGGAGTGAAAAATGGGCACCAAAAGTACTCACGAGTAAATAAGCTATATGAGACGTATATACTTTGAGAATTGGCTTTTAACGAAACTTGGATTCCGATTGATAGACGAGGAACAGGGAGTAAGGACATACGCAAAATACGATGGTGAAGTCTGCGGCTATCCTATAAGCCTTATGGAGGTGGCAACATCAATGCGCTTCATCCATATTACACTTAAACTTGACAAAAAACATTGGACGTTCTGGAAGGCATCGTGGATAAGGAGTGAAATATCGAAGGCAGAAGATGTCGAAGCAATATTCAAGGTGTTTTTCAAAGAGAACAGAAAAGAAATTAACAAATATCTAAAAGTTGCAGAAAAAAATGAAGAATGAAACAAAATTGAAGAAAGTGATTGCGTTTTTGGAAGAAAACAACATCAAGTATAGACAACGTAAGAACGTATGGGACGGTCACAGTGATATTTTCTTGCCCGACACAAGGGTTGCTATCAAAATTGATGGAGAAGATAGGGAACGCTTTTACAAAACGCATAAGGGTAGAAGCTATCCCGTGTTTATCCGTGATGAAGATTCTCCAAAGTTCGTGTTGGAGAAGATCCAAAATACAATCGTCAAGTCAATGATGAAAGAGCAGGAATTGTTGATGCGCAAGAAACAAAAAGAAGAAAACAGACGCATTAACGCAGAGCAGATGAAGTTGTGTGCTGAAAGAAAAGCCGCAAAGGCTGCAATGGAAGCAAGGAAGGCTGCAAGGAGAGGGGATAGAAGATATGGCACTAAGTGAAAAAGAACGAAGCATATTATTCGCAAGCAAACGGGCGCAGGCGCAGATTAACGCTGCCGACCATGTGACAAATATCCTTTGGAAGATGGCTGAAAATATTGTCAAGGCAGCGAGGAAATACAGACCTTACTATCAAAGTAAAACAATGTCTAATGTTGCTCAATACGAAAAGGAAGCGCGTGAGATTGCTGCCAACGCAGAGAAAACTATCGAGAAGTATGTAGAAGCCTATTCGCAAGCAGGTGGCAGAGTGTTGATGATTGACACCGAAGAACTTGTAAGCAACTACCTAAAGCAGGAAGTGTTTGGTAAGACATACATGCAACGCAATAGCGAGTATCTAAGCGATTTCGCAGAGGATATAGTAAAGTTGGTTAAAGCAGGTGTCACTTTGCGTTATGACGAAAAGAGAATCATCAACGCAGTGCGCAGTTCATATAAAGACCCGTACACTCGCTCGTTAATGTCGAAAGCAGCAAAAGCTGAAAATAAGGCAGTAGAAATTCCACACCGAGGAAAAGGTATTTACGCAGCATCATATGAGAATATTATAAGAAATGTGCAGAATACTATAAACCTATCGTGGGGGCACATTGAGATTGAGTATGGAAAATCGGTAGGAGCCGTGGGGTATCGGACGTATCGCAACTCGTCTTTCCCATGTGATATTTGTGACACTATTGCAAGTGTACCTCATAAAATGAGCGAAGGCATGCTTATCCCGGCGCACCATCGTTGCGTCTGTGGGGTTAAATTCATTTTTGATAATAAAGAACTTTAAAAACAATAAAATTATGGAAATTAAAAATTCAGAGAAAGTATTACGTATGTTGAAGATGAAGTCAAACATCGAAAATCTGCTCAACTACATCAATGAGCATGAGGATTGCACTGTCATCGTGTCCGCAAAGGCAAAGAACTTGAAAAACAAGTTCGTATTTCTTGACGCAGAAGGCGTTGATGAGTTGTTAGGACTTCTGGACTCAATGTCGGAACGATTCGACACCAAATTGAAGGAACTGTAGTCGTTTAGCACGATTAATATTTTGCTTTATAATTATGAAACGAATAGTTGATTTATTTAAATCCAAAAAGCAGGAAAAGCCTTCGGTTGAAAAGTCACATCAATTATTGTGCGAAGCCTTCGGAAGGATGCTTAGGTACACTCGAGAAGTTCGTCAAGGTCCTTATAGGATTAATAATGATATTTGGTATGGTTAAATCTCATTACAGTATAGATCAACAAATACTTTTTGTTAGACATAAAAATAGGGAACATTGTTAGTGTTCCCTATTTTTTTACTTCTTCTGATTCATCGCTTTGCCATTTTGCCAAATCAAGCAATCCTTACACGTCTTTGGGTAATTGACTGGGAGGTAATAGTGGATAGTTGTGTCTTCCTCCTTGATTTCGTCCTGCTTAATACGTGCATAGTCAGCAATCTTTGCAGTCATGTCGAGCCACTCCTTTGAGTTTGGCTTTACCAACTTACGTGCTTTGAGTAGATCCGACAATATAGCTTCCTTTGATGTTGCCTTTGCAAGTTCGTCTGTGGAGATTTCAGAAGCGTCACCCTTTCCCTCATTTTCCTTCTTAATCTCCTCTATGAACTTTTGCACTCCATCAAGACTTTCGAGTTTCTGTTGTTCTGCTTTCAGTCTGTTTTTATCCCACGTCAAACCTGCGTTCTGAAACGTTAGATTCCATGCATCATTGATACCAATACCTGCTGCTCTCATGGCGGCATAGCAGAGGTAACGAGCATCTTTAAGCCCGTATCCTGCCGCCTTGCGTTGAAATGTCTGTGTGAAAATTATTTCGCTCATAATGCTTTACTTCGTTTTTAGAGAGTCCCAATTATTTTCACCTAAGAAATTCCTATTTTTGTCCCACGTTTTTCCTGACTTGTTGGGTCTTCCTTTTTTACCTCCCTTTGGCTGATTAAGGTCGCTACCTCCCTTACCATGATTGATACGTGCGGCAGCTTCCTCTTGCTCAATGTTATTCTCTGTTTGGTTATCTTGCACCTCGAGTTGAGTGAGCAAGTCCATTTGTTGTTTTTCTTTCTCTTCTGCAATGATGCGTGCATACTCATCATTCTTAGGGAAGTCCGGACAACGCTCGGAAGCGGTTTGTCGTGAGATAAATTTATTTTGCACCGCGGTTGCTAAATTTGTAATAATTTCAGTCGAATTACTGTGTATGTACGGCGAAATCCATGCATTAACAGGCAATTCTGAATATGTTGCAGTTTGATTTTCCTCAAAACCAATACCAAACTTAACCATCTTTGTGAGCATGTCAACGAATGGCTGCAATAACTGTGCATCATTCATTGCAATCTCCAATGCAGGGGAGTAGAGTAATTTGAGTGCAACCCCCGGCAAATCTCCAGATTTCAACTCTGGTGGCTTCACAGTGAACGACAACTCATAGATAAGGTCATACGACTTGTCAAGTTGTGTTGCGAAAGCATTTGAAGCGTCCGTTCCATTAAGGAATCCTGCTTCTGCGTCCTTGTCGTCCATTGTGACAAGTTTTGCAGCACCATTGCTATCACCGATAACGCTAATATCGTCACCTGATCCTTTCATATACATGATAGGGAACGCATACGCCTTGTTGTTTTCACACAGATGGGAGAAAGCTTCCTCGTAGTCCTCAATATTCTTCTGTACGGCATGCCAACATGGTCCATCCTCATTGCGTACATAAGCAACAGGAAGAAATGGGAATCCATGTGGCTTTTTGGTAATGAGTTCAAATCCATTAAGGTCGAATATCTTTTTAAGAAATGCAGAAACGCCACTTTCGTTCACACCACGCTTGTAACGATAGATGTTTGTGTCATCCCATACCTCAACGTATTCTGTTTTTTCTATGCCATCATCATCATAGTCGTAGTATTTACGTGCAAATAGTTCGAGTTCACCTGTGATAGAATCGAAATGAGGATAGAGAGTATCGCCATTCAGATAAGATAATGATTTTGCGCCAAACTTACCGTCATTGAAATATCCCACAACGGCAGCATCGCCTGTAATCATCAATGAGCGGATAGCTTCAAAGTTTCTTATCTCCATGTTGGAAAGCAACCAACACTTCTTGAATTTGATAAGATTCTTTTGATATTCTTCCTCTTTGGATTTATCTAATGCCCCGTCAGCGATTTCAAACTGAACATCGTTTCCTGTAAGGTGAAGGATATGCTTCGTTGCTATCACCTGTTGGAAAGCAAAAGAGGTTCGAGTGATAGGTTGCTTATACCATTTATTATTTTCTGGGTTTAGCTTGTATATGTCGGGGTACTTGGTTTCGTCAAAGATAGCATGAGCAGACGGGTAATACTCACGTAAGAAGTCCGCTTGCGTCATAACGATTCTATACAAGTGGTCCTCCGGCATGGATATATCATCTGCATCATCCCTTCTTTCCTGTATGTTATGCTGCATGTACCCCTTTGGTGTAACTCTCCACCATGGCTTTTTTGTCAGCACCTCTCTGTAATTCACTGTTAAATCATCCATAATCCCTTAGCCTTTTTGTGTTTCTTTTTTGTTAACCTAAATATCTCTATGTAAAACCAACTCTCCCAAAAGTCAGGTGAGTGACCAACGTATTTCTTTGCAAGTTTCTTTGGTAGTAGCTTAAAACCTCTATCGGCACCCACTTCGTCCCTTCTAAGCGATTTTCTCTCTTTCATTAGAATCTGTCTAAGAGGTAGGTTTTTGAATCCATTACCACTGAATTTCCTTTCAAGTAATGCTGGTTCGATAGAAATACTCCTCTCCTTAATCTCTGTATAGAACATGAAAGCGCATTGTGATTTCAAGTCCTTATATAGATACTTAATGCCTTCCTCTTCTTTCCTATCAAGAGCCACAGGGGCAGCTTGGTTATTGAATGGTACTGCATCTGGGAAGAAACCCTTAAAGTACTGCCCAATGCCTTGCATATCGTATGTGAAATTACATTCCTCAACTCCCCATTCTCGGAGTTTGGATTGAACCACAGACACAATTGTCTTGGAATCTATTCGCATTACCACAAGATCCTTCGTGTGTCTGCCTACCCAATGCCACATAACAAAGTTATCACCACCCGTAAAGGCAATATCGGCAGACGCACGATGCACTTCATCGTCAAGCTGCATGGAATTACCAAAGATGCCTTCCAAATCCTCTATTTTCACCATGTCATCGCCTGCCGCTTTCCAATTCCAGTTTGCTTCGAGGTCACGCATACGCTGCTCCTCATCTTGTTGTGCAAGGTTGGCAATATACGAAGCGTCCGTACTGATAAGTTTGATGTTCTCTGATACGTCCGCACGAATGAATGTCACAGACTTGATAAACATGTCAAGTTTTGTATAACCAAGGTCGCCATACTCGTCCTTCCAAAGAGAATCAATGATAGAAGAACATTGTTCATAAACTTCCTGACGAGTATCACCCCAATAGATTTGATCGGGCGTATCACCGTCCATAAAACAGAATCTAACCTTGCAATCACGTTCGGGGATAATATAGCCATCTTCATCTACCCACCAATCAATAAACTTACGCACCCAACTTTCAGGGTCTGGGTTGCATGTTATCCAAAACCTATTGCGGATATGTGCTGCATTACGATTATTTGTAAGTAGATATTTGAATTTCTTGTATTCAACTTGCGTACCCTCATCAATGGCGATATAGGAATACTGACGACCTTGAAATCTGTCCTTGAAATCTTGGTATGCCCCAGTGTAATATGAGAATTTCAACCACCCTCCGTTTTGGAAATTCCACGTCATATCGTTCTGTGACTTGTTGTAAGTTCCAAATTGAGAGTACACCTTGTATGAATCCGAAATAAGAGAATCAAGGTCGTTCTTCTCCTTTCGTAGTATCAAACCATGAAAATCGGGATTGCGAATATCCTTAAGTGTTTCCATGAGAGCAGAGAAGGATTTGCTATTATGGGTGATGATATAATCATCAAGTAGAAAAACAGAATCCTCTCCATCTACGGCTATACAACAACAATCATATTTTTTTGTGTACTCGCATGAAACGACTTCGATTAATTCTTTGTCACTATCGCAAACTGGTAAATATACCTTATATCCTTTTGTTAGGTAGTGCGCAATCTCTTTTGTGATAAAAGCATGAGTATTGCCAACAATCTCTGCATGCTTGTTCTCTAATATCACGCACCATACATGGTCGTCAGAGCATGTTATCTGCTTTCCGTTTTCGAGTGTAATAACGAAACAATCAAGTTGAGAGTAATCGGATCTACTTAGGACTTTTATCTCTTTTCTGTTTACGCCAAATACTATGTCACCGCACTCAATATCCTTGATAGCTTTCTTGCCATCTTTTGTAAGCACGATAGTATTTCTTTCTAATGGTCCACCTCTCGAACCTCCAACTATCTTAATATCAGCGTCTACGGAGAGTATTCTCTCCTGTGCGCCTTTCTGTGCTATGATTTTTAGTTTATCGGGAGACTTTCGGTCTAAATCACGCAAAGACTGAATATACTCTTGTGTATAAACAGTATCTCCTTTTGGTAAATTTAACCCTGAAATATTCTCAATCTTTGCCATGTAACGAATAAATATACAATCTTTTATGCAAAAATATACATTTTTATTTGGAATATTCATTTTTTATGCATATTTTTGTTTGCAGAATTGTATATTTATACGATTTTTATATCGCAGGGTGGCGCAGAGGTAGCGTAGTTGGCTCATAACCAACAGGTCGGAGGTTCGATTCCTTCTCCTGCAACGATTAATCATTCAGGATAACCACTAATGGAAAGAGAAGAACTCAAAGAATTAGTAAACAAAAGTTTGGGAAGCACCCAGTTAAAACTTAGCGAGCGTACAATCAACGAGGAACTTGATGACGTTCTGGGCGATTTTGGAGATAACGAGGAAGCAAATGCCAAGTTGGTCGAAAGAGTTGCAAACCGATTGAAGCGAATGGACGGTAATCTCCACGCTGATGTCTCGAAAGAGGTAAAGGAGTATAAGGAGAACGCTGAAAAGAAGCAGAAAGAGGGAAATGAAGGCGGTTCTAAGAAGAACGAGAATAATGAGGGTAGCGAAAGCGAAATCATGAAGGAATTGAAAAACCTTAGAGCTGAACTTGATGAGGAACGTAACGCACGCAAGCAAGAGCAGACCGAGAGAGCGAAGCACGCTACAATGGATTCTGTCAGAAAAGGTCTTAGGGAGAAGTTTGAAAATGCAGGTTTGAAGATCAATGACTTCTTTGCTAAATCCGCTCTTTCAAAACTCGAAATTCCAAGCGAAAATGTCGATTTAAAATCTCTCGTTGAGAAAGCGGAGAGACTGTACAATGCAGACATCAAGGAAGCGGGAATTGAAATAGGTAAACCACATGCAGGCGGCAATGGTGGTGGCAAGGAAGAAAAAGAAGACTGGAGCGATGTTGGTAACATCGTTGGACGACACAACCCAAAGACCGAATAACAAGTATTCAGTTTAACAATTAACATTAATCGAAATGACAGAACTTGATTTTTATCAGCAAAGGATTCTCAATGCGGGAGTTTTCCAAGGCACTGTACTGATTCAGGCTCATGGCGAGATTGGCGGCAGTCGTAACGTATTCGTTAAGTTGCAGTCAAGCGCAAAGAACGGGTTGGTTTACCCAACAGTCGGTGGAGTTCTCGTAAATCCTTTTAAGGGCAATGCAAAGATTTATGCAGGTGACCTTTTAGAGTATAATCCGGGTATCGAGGGTGATACTGGTGCTACTATTAAGATTATGAAGACTTACGAGGTGGCTAAGGCTGCATCAACAACCGAAGTCCTCATTAAGCGTGACGGATTCCGTCATATCCCATTCGTTGGTGACATTCTCATGGTTGCACCAAACACTCTTACGGGTACAGGTACAGGTGTTACCGTTACCGCAGTTGAAGCAACGAAGGACAACACCGTAGGTGATGTTTGGAAGTTAACTGTTAGTGCAGCCGTTACCGCTGCCGTTGGAGCAGTTCTCGTGGAAGCAGACAAGGCTGGTGCAGGTGCTAAGGCTATCGTCTCCAACCCTAACTGTTATGCACCTTCTGACTTTGATTTTGTGTACAACCCAGCTGCAACAAACAACGACTTCGAGGGCGCACGCTATCTGTTCACCCCATGTCTTGCCAATGCGAGCACTGTGCTTTACAAAGCAAAGATGTCTCCAATGCCGGCAAGTGTTCTCGCACTGAACACAAGCAAGGTTGCAGGTTGGTTCTCACTCTAATGTTTCACACTTAAAAGGTATAACGAAATGGCAAAATACAATTTTGAAGATTCAAGATACGCTAAGTTCTTTGCAAGTCCAGAGAACAACCGTTTCTTGCAGTCATTCCTTGATAATAGTGCTTTGTTCTACACTAACTATGGTTGGTACAAGACACAAGGTCGCAAAGCAGCAGCAGAGACACCATCCCAAGCAGACGGTACGGCAGTATTCTCTGTTAAGGCTCACAAGTTGAAGTCACCTCATTTGATGGATCTTCGAGCACCGCTTGGGGATAGCAACCAGACGGACGGCTCAAAAGATAAGTTCTACACGGCATCAATTCCTGACTTTATCGCAGAGGGTATCGTTGAGACCGCATCGGAGCGCAATTACAAGGTTCAAATGTTTGAACAGTTCGGTAATGACGCAGACATCGTTGCTACTTATGTCGACAAGTTGCAGGATAAGTTCAATGCAGTTGATGCGACCATGAATTTCATGACTGCTCAACTCATGAGTACTGCAAAGATTGACTACACGGGTATTGGTCGTGGTATTCAGCTTCCACTACACAAGGCAGAAGTGCCAACAAGCAATTTCCTTAAGGCTGGTGTAAAGACTTGGGCTGACGCTGACTGTAAATTGCTCACACAAATGCGAGTATTGGAGGACAAGGTGCGCCATGAAATGGGTGACTACGCAGGTCCAATGGTATGGCAGATGACCCGTAACGACTTCTACAACATCTTCTTGAAGAACAAGGAAGTTCGTGAGTTCGTTTCCAACTATCGCAAGTTAAACTTCCTTGCTTCAACACAGGAAATTCCTGTTGTCGCATCGGAGTGGAATAAGGCAGTTGTTGACTTAGAGGGTGTATCTCCTATTGAACTTGTCGTTGAGCAGGAAAGCAACAAGACCCATTCTAAGGAGGAGGTTGTTAAGGGATGGAAGGATGGTACAGCCGTTCTCCGCCCAGCAGGCGATGCAGTCGAGTTTGAGCACAAAGCAATTCTTGATGAGCAGATGATTAAGCAGTTTGGTGCCAGTACTATCACTTCTGTATTTGGTCGTGGTAATGATGGTTTATCCCTTGTTATCAACTCAACAATGAATAACGGTCACTTCAAAGAGTGGCACACTGACGTTATGATGTCGGCATGTCCTGCTTTGATAGAGTTCCCTAACCACTACATCATCGACATTAACACCGCCGACTAATAATTAGATTGAACTTGTATGGAAGCAGTATCAGAAGTAGGAAAGACTTATACAGTCGAAGATTATATCCTTGCAAAGGTAAAGTTTGAAGTGCCTGTTGACGCACTCTATCCTATATTCGTTGATAGAGAGATTGAAGCCAAGACCCCTATGATGGATAGTGACAGGGCAAAGGTGCGCCTCGCATATGCAGACTTACTGAAATGGATGATTCTCGGTCCGAGTAAAGTCAATAATACTTCTGATACTGATAATGGATGGACGCACTCGTCTGGCGGTTATCAGCTTTCGAGCGATGATATTAAGGATCTCAAAAACGAAGCCAATGCCATTTATAAGGAACTCGAACCATCTTCTGTCTTTGGAAGAAAAACTACTTTCAAAATGAACAGTGGCGGAATCAAGCACTCTAATATGGACTTAGTTGGCAATCCTTTGCCGCATATCATTCGTTAAGAGGTACGATTATGAGAAAGGAAGTTATAAGCAACCCTCGTTATCCTCACACGATTAAGATTGTGCGCATCTTGGAAAAGACTGTGCCCGTTGAAAATGCGAGTGAGGTGGAGAACGAGGACCCGTTTGCTTCTAATGACACTTCCAATCCACAGACCAAGACGGAGCGAGAAAACGTGATTCTTTATAGTGGATGCGGTCGCTCGTTTACTGATACAACGACCAATGGCATGGGGAAGGTGGACATAAACAAGAGGAAGGCTTCAATTCCCGTCAGATATGACAAATGGGAAGCTAATAGACAACCCCTTGATGGAGACACAATCTATGCTACCGTTGGAAACAACACCGAAGAAGGTCGTGTAAGGGATAGTGAGCCAGACAACGATAGAACGATTGTTTATTGGGAACTTGTAAGAGTTTAGGGTATGGAAAGTTTAGCAGAACAATTTGAAAAGAGAATCTTTAAGCCATTCAATGCGTATGCAGTTGAAAAGGCTAAACAGGTTGTTGATGCTATTGCTTTGGAAGCCGTAGATGTTGCTATTGAGAGGCACGATCCCTATAGTAAGGAGGACTTCTATGATGTTACTGGTAACCTATTTACCTCTATAAGCGCAGCCGCTTACTATAAAGGTGTTCCATTCTCATTATACTCTGTTGGCGACACAGAAAAAGCACCATTAGGTAAAACCCTCACGAAAGGAATGAAAAAGTATCGCCCTTTTTATGCCGACAATGGCTTTTTCGAGGGAGGTCCTTTTGAAGCTTCAGTGGGAGAGAAACGTGTTTACGGTCCTACGGAATCAAGGAAAGCCCTAACGGATATGTTTAGCGGTATTCCCAAAACTCATACATGGGCAGTTAGGGTGGTTGCGTCAGTTCCTTACGCTTTTAAGGCGTATAACCTCATGGTTGCAATCAAAGACGAAGTGGCAAAACGAGCATCATCAAAGAAGATATGGTAAGTTTGAAGACATTATACTACGGCATAGCGAAAGCAGTGAGTGGTATCTGCGACAAGGGTTACTACCAAGATAGACCCGCTTCCGTCACGGATAGACCAGATAGCTATATAGTTGTCAGCCTTCCTTCTGCGGTTTACAATAACGAGTTGGGGGAGCGTGGCGAGTATAATGACTTTTCTACCACGGTTGTTCTTGAAGTTTACGTCAGAGATTTGGTGTCAGCAAGTAACCCTAATGGCATGGACATAAAAAAGATGGACGAAAAGGTGGATGCAGTTTTGAAGTTATTTCCCATCAATACTAAGGACTTTAAGATAAACAAGCCACAGATAACCCTACAGACGAGTGATAAGTCGGGATTCCATGTAACATTCATACAAGCACAATTAACCACGAAGTAACTTTAGTTTCACAATTAAAAGGATAACATTATGGCATTGAAAAAGAAAACCGAGTTGAAGGATATTTTTTCTGGACCTTCTTCTCTTATGTACCAAAAGGCAGCGATAGACCTTAGTAGCGCAACCGCTATTGCTCTCGCACCCGAACTTGACATTCCTGTGAAGGTTGATTCCTTGAAGATTGAGCAGGGCGATCCATCATTGACCCACTACAAGGTACTCGGCATGAATGGCGATTGGCAGTCAACCGCAGAGATTGGCGACTTCGAGATTTCGTTCACCGTACCTACAAAGCATGCAGATGTTTTGAAGTGGGCGCATGGAGAGGGTGCCGTTAAGGACAACGTTCAGGCTACTATTGGTAGCACGAACTATAAGGGTCAGGCTCTCACTCCTACCAAGCACAAGATTACTGGTACGTTCATCATCGAGGACGATACACAGGAGAATATCATGATTCTCTCTGGTGTTGCCCTTTGGGCAAAGCCTATGATGGATGACGGTAAGGTTTACGCTATCGGTCTTACAGGTACACTGGAGATTGGCGACAAGCCTTCTATTGCATGGTTGAAGAAAGCATAGGCTAATCTCAATAGGTATTAGGTTTTAGGATAACAACAACGCAGGGGCGGCTGGCTTTCAAAAAGAGCCGTCGCCCTTTATTAGTAAGAAAACATGGCAAAGAAAGAAGTTGAACAACCAAGCATTGATTTACAGATTGCACTTGATGAGATTCTAAGTGAAACTCCTACGGAATACACCTTTAGAGGGAAGAAGAGGAAACTCGGATGGCTTCATAAAGGAACAACGAGGAAGTTTACTCATGTGGAACTAAAGGAGAAAAACGAGTGGAAGAAGCGTGTCAAACAGTGTGCTTTAGTGCAACTCAACAACATTTGGAAGATCCGCTTTTTCTATTGGCTTTTGTGGAGATACTACTATTACATCATTGACCTCGATGTTTGCGAAGTGCTTGGTGTGTTTGATGTCGCTAAAAAAAAAATACAATCAGCAGCATTTCAACTCACTACCATATTAGCGACCGCAATGACGGATGCGATGATGACGATGACAGAAGCAGAGCGTACCCAAGCAGGACAAGCTGGGGAGGGGCGCATAGCTTAGCAGAGAAGTTCAGCTTTCTCTTTGAACGCCGTTTCGGTATTCGTGCATATGATTATTGGTGGGGTTACACATCAGCACAGATTGACCTCATGGCGATTGACCAACCAACCATTGTCTATCCGAAAGATAATGAAGGTCAACACGCAAGTAAAGCCGAAATAGACGAACTAACAGAAGCATGGGAGAAAAAACATAAGCAATCAAGGGTAGGTAAAAAGATTTCTCTCAACGAGTATTTTGATAACGATATTACAAACACAGACAAAGGATAACGAGATATGGCAGATGGGAATTTAGGAGATTTGATGTTTTCGCTTGGCGTTAAAGATAATGTCTCGCAAGAACTAAACAACATAATGAGAAAGTTTGTGAATATGGAAGCTTCTGTTAATAAGACGACAGACTCCATTCGCAAACTATCCACAAAACTGCGTGAAGCTAATGACCTGAATGGGGATGGTCCTTCTAAGGAAATGCTTAAGATGGCGGATGCCGTTGACGGAGCTGCAACTAAAGTTGTACGCCTTAGAAGTGAAATAAGAAAGGTATCCGAATCCATCAATCAAATCAAAGCCATTCCTAATTTTATGAAAGATGCGGACCTGGTGTCTTCTCTTAATAAGCTTCAGGGATACTTGCGCACACTTAATAGTATTGATGGTAGTAAACTCCTTGACGGTAATCGTGTCCAAGCCGTATTCTCAAACGGGGCACGTTCTATACAGGAAGCTAACGCTTCCTTAAAAGCTTACAAAGAAACTGCAAAGCAAGCGGAAAAAGCAGTTGAAGGTAATGCTCGTGCGGCTCGAGACCTCGCCTCCGCTTTCCGACAAGCCAATGATGCGGCAAGCAAGACTTCTGGCATTATGAGTGATATGAAGAGTCTGCTTTTGCAAGGTGGTATCGTTTATGGCGCACAACAGTTTACTAATTCTATTATCCAGACTGGTGGTGAAATAGCACAACAACACATTGCCTTGCGTAATATTATCGGTGATGCAAGGAAGGCAGATGAGTTGTTTGCTCAAACCCAACAGTTAGCACTTGAATCTCCTTTCAAATTTGGAGAGTTAAACAGGGACGTTAAGCAACTTGCCGCTTTTGGAGTTGAAGCAGATAACCTTTATGATACGACAAAACGCCTTGCTGATGTGGCATCTGGACTTGGTGTTTCATTTGAGCGTCTTGGTCTTGCATACGGTCAGGTGAAATCAAGAAGTTGGCTTGATGGAAAGGAATTGCGTCAGTTCGCATACGCAGGACTTCCATTACTCCAGAAGATAACTGATCTATATAATCAGACAGGAAAGGACGGAAAAAACAACTACACCACAAAGGACGTTCGTGATATGATTACGAAGCGTCAAGTTTCGTTTGAAGATGTTGATGCAGTAATAAAGAAATTAACTGACGAGGGCGGTCAATTCTATAACATGCAGTACGTCCTCTCCGACACCCTACTTGGTCGTTGGAACAAACTTATTGACGCATGGGATATTATGCTTGGTAAGTTTGCCGATGGAAAGAGTATGGTTGGCGGATTCTTTATGACTGCCATCAACGGAGCCGTAACACTTGTGCAGTCTATTGATAGGTTAGGACCTGTACTTCTCGCCGCTTTCTCTGGAGTTGCATTAAAGAAATTAGGGTCTTCTCTCGGTGGTGGTCTCGTTAGTTCTTTGCTTTCTTCTAAACAATCGTTGGCAGCTAAGTATCAAGAAAAGGCGTTAACAGGAGAACTAAGTGCAGAGGAGCAACGCATTTTAAGCACAAAAACTCAAATTACTGCAAAGGACTTGGAAACGCTTGCTACCACGAAAGCAATCACCATGGCAGATTTGCAGCGTGCTTATGTTACTCGTCAGATAACAACCGAACAGTATAAGAGTATATCTGCACTATTAACACAACAAAGGCAAACCGTAACTCTGTCGGCTCGTATCACGGCTATGCGCATGCAGGTTCGTCAGATTTTTACCGCTAACTTCTGGCAGAATTTTGCAGCAAGGGGCATGGCTGCATGGAATCTCTTAAAAGTTGGAGCAGTTTCCCTTGGGCGTACAATTTGGACGGCTATCGGAGGCTTACCCGGTCTTCTGATCACGGGAGCCTCTATGTTGTTTGCTAATTGGATGTCGGAAAGCGAAGAGTTAAAGCAGACCGCAGATTCTATCGCACAGAACGCTAAGCAGACATATGATGATTTGAGGAAGTATATTGATGAAAACCCAATAAACATCAAGGCTTCCATTTCCGATGTCGCCGACCAAATAAACAAAGAGAAGGACATCCTTAAAGAGAAAGCAGGCTCTGGATATGATTCCATTATCTTAGATGTTAGCATAAAAGCGAATGGTGATCCAAGTAAGCAGTTGGAATCTTTGCGTAAATACACCGAGTTGTATGCTCGTGCGGCGGAAAAGGCACAGGCGATGAAGAACGTGTTTGCGGATGCAGAAGAAGCTTCTAAGGGCTTATTCAGAGAATCAATCCAAACAAACCTTGCTGACTTAGAAAAGAGCGCACAAAAATTAAGTCTTACAACTTCTAAAATATCAATGGCGCAACTCGTTAAAGAAGCGCAAGACTTGAAATCAAAGAGTGATGTTAGTGGCGATTTCAAAAAATTTGCCGACATTATATTAGAAGCCAACAAGAATGGATTAACACTCTATCAAACGCTTTCCAATGTAAAAGACGCTGCCCTAAACATGTCTTCTGTAAGTTTTCGTGGAGTTCGTGGAACAAACATATCTGATTTTGTTGGCTCGGCTTTAGATGCGAATAATGATAGTAAAAATCTTGATGCGAACATTGCGGACTTTGCAAAAAGCCTTTCGGGTCAGTTCGAGAATCTCGCCAAAGACCCGATGGAGCAGGCGACATACAATATCTTAAAGGATTCATGGAAGTCCGCTAATAACCTTGATGTAGTTCAAGGGGCGTACTTTGACATGAAAATGGACAAAGCGATGGGTCTTAAAGAGTTCCCATCACTCGCAGAGGATATGGCTAAAGATGCAGCAGGGCGTATTAGTGATACAACTCGCCGTATGCTCGCTTCGGGACAACCTTTGACAAAAGCTGCACAGGAAGATGTTCGCAGGGCTACCAATGATGCAATGAACCATTTCCGAGCAACATGGCCGGGAAACGCTAATGAAATACAGAATATCATAGGCAGTCGCAAATTCCACTTTAATGTTTACATGCATGTTGTGGGAGATCAGTCTGTCACCCAAGATGCTTTGGACGACTTCTATATGGGTAAACCCAAGTTTCAAGGTAATTCCTTGCTATTGCGTCCTGATTTCATGGGTTCACATCCACGTCAGTTCTCACAGAATGGGGAAGCTTATTACAAACAATGGTCGAATGGTGGAAGTTCACCTGATGAGGTTGAGAAAAAGGCAAAGGAAGCCGTTGATAAGAACTTGGAAATTTATCGTTCTGCGGTAAGACAGAGAGGTAAGGCGGCTTCGCAAGCATATTTAGAAGCACTTAAAAACTCTCAAGCTGCATTTAAAGAGGTTATCGGATATGCTTACGCTGGTGAAGCTACGGGGATATCTAAGAAGAACGATTCTAAAGCCGAAAAGGCTCGTAAAGCTGCGGAAGCTGCGGAGAGAAAGAGAAAGGCGGCGGCAGAAAAAGCCAAGCGTCAGTGGGAGGAACAACAAAGAAAGATACTTAAAGGTTGGCAGAATAGAAAGAAACTACTCGAAGAATATTACGAAACATGGGAAAAGTGGCGTAAGATAGAGGGTCGGGAGGATGCAAAAAAACGTCTTCTCAATGACAAAAACTTTAAGTCTATCAGTTCTACCTTTAAGAATCCATCGGATTTAGCAGGAAACTTAGAAAGACTTGTTGGTGAGTACTCAAAACTTGCTAAAACAGAGGAGCAAAGGAATTTCCTCTCAGAAATAAGAGCCGAAGCGTCAAAGAAGGAAGCGGATATTGAGTACAAAAACGCTTCTGATAGGGTCGAGCAACTTAACGAGCAACTTGACCTTTTATCAAAGCAGTATGACTTGTATCAAAGGCTATCAAAGGTTACATCAAGTTCTGTTGCTGCGGAGTTCTCATTCGGGTCCTATGGTGTATATCGAAAGGACAAGGGGAGTTATTACGGATATTTGCGTGATAGGCTAAACTCAATTCAGGGAAATAAATTTTCTCCTAAGGGTTTCGTTAATAACGATATGCCCGTTTCGGAGAGAAATAAAAAGAGCCTTGAAGAAGTTAGGGTAACCGCTGGCGTTAAGAAGGTTGATTTTGGACCAGATGGATTAGAGGGAGTTTTAAAACTCACTGATAATCAGATTAAAGATAGGTTCGGTCAAGAATTATCCAAAATTCTTATTGATTTTAAGAAGGAAACGGATAAACTTGATGAGAAGATTGCAGACTCTCTCGTGCACGGCTTTGAGTATTTACAAAATTATCAGGCAGAGATTGATTCCATTAATCAGTCGTATGACGAGCAGATAGAACGTCTTGAAAAGCGTAATCAACTTGAAGAAGAAAACGCTAAATACATTTCTGACGAAGCTTTAAGAAAAGGCAAGATTCTACTCGATCAACAAAGGGGTAGGGATATAAGCAATGTCAATCTTGAAGCCGCAAAGCACTCTGCATCGTACTATAATTTCTTTGGAGCAATAACAACGCTAAGTACAGATGAAGCAGAAAAATATGGTGCTACTATTAGGGATATTGTAAATAAGGCATTCCAAAGCGGTGCTATTGATGCTCGTGAGTACACAAAGCAGATGAAGCAGATTAACGACCAAATGGAGAAACTTCATAACCGTCAGTCTGACTTTATCACGTACTTGCAGGGTGGTCTTGATGCCGTTATACAAAAGTATAAGGAGCAAGGCGATGAAATGCAAAACAGATCCTCAAACGATTATGAGCAGGCAAGCAAATACTTCCAGAACGCAAAACTAAATGGTGATACCTCTGGTATGCAAATAGCGCAAAATCAGATGGGCAATGCCAAGATTATGGGTCAACAAGGCGAAGCAATGTCTAAGATGGCTGGCGGAATGAAAGGCACTGTTAGCATGATAGACGCTATCGTCAACGGTATAAATAACGCCGTGCAGAGCATGAAGAAGTTTGTTGACCAGTTAGCAGAGGACTTTGATACGCTTGGTAAGGGTGGCGATGGTATTCGTGATAGTAAGGGTTATCAGTTTGTCAGTGGATTTAGTGAAGCTTCGCAAGGTGCGGCAGATGGCTGGAACTCTCTCAAAAGTGGAAACGTTATGGGGGCAGTTACAGGTGTGTATCGTTCTTTTGCTGGTTGGTTCACCGGAACCGCACGTGCGAGGGACGCAAAACTTGACCGTCAGATACAGGTTGCAGAAAGACAATTAAAGGCTCTTAGTAATCTTCAAAATTCTATTGAAAGGAATTTAAAGAAAACGCTTGGCGGAGTTTATAATTACAAGGCTGATGCGGATGATGTCAAGAAACTCAAAGAGGGTCTTGATAACTACTCTATGGCAAAGAGAGGTGTTGAGTATGGACACGATACTCGTCTTGCGAGCAAAGCAATTGGAGCCGGCGCAGGAATTGCAGTAGGGGCAGGCTCTGCCGCTTTATCCGGAGCGTTGTTGGGCTCTGCCGTTGGTCCAATTGGAGCTGCGGTCGGTGCCGTTGCGGGTGCTATCGTTGGTTTTATAGTCGGAGGTCTTTTCGGACACAAAAAGAAGAAGCACACTACTGTTTATAGCGAAGAAACAAACAAGGCTATGGAGAAAGCATATCGCACGCAAACTTATTACGACCAACAGTTTGCAGTAATGAATATGCAACTTGACCAAACCAATGCAAAGATAGAAAGTGAGAAGGAAAAGAAGAAAAAAGACGAAGGGAAAATTAACGACTACGAAAGCCAAGTTGCGGAGTTAAAGTCTAATATTGCAACCTTTGCAATGGATATGGCAAAAAGTATCTATGATATTGATTTGAAGTCATGGGCAAAGGAACTTACAAATGCTATCGTTGAAGCATGGAGCAAGGGTGAGGATGCAGCAAAAGCCTATCACGATAAGGTGAGAGATTTGATGAAGACTCTTACGACAAACATACTGACGCAGAAGGTGATGGAGGCTATGCTCGGAAACACAGAGAAGCTTATAAAGAAAAAGATGACAGACAAGAGCGGCAAACTTGACGAAAACGACATCTTGGATCTTGCGGATATTATTGAAAAGGACGGTAAATCTGCAATTGAGAATATTACCAAAGTTTTTGAGGTGTTAAAATCAAAGGGGATGGACTTAACTCAAAATGGTTCAAGTTCCATAGGAAACGGCATCAAATCTATTACAGAGGATACTGCCGACATACTCGCATCGTATCTTAATCAATGCAGGGCAGATTTATCCGTTGTTAGAAATTTGCAAAGTACATATTTCCCGCAGATGAGCGATATTGCAAATTCGCAGCTTGCCGAGTTAAGGATTATTTCAATTAACACGCAAAAGAATGCAGAGACCACAGAGCGCATCCTGTCCTTATTCAGGGATATTACAACTCCGGGTCTAAAGAAGGTAAATATTCATTAATAGTATTGGTTATGTTTAGAAGGAAAAACAAGTTATCATGTGAATTGAAAGACGAGGGTCGCCAGTTGGGCATGTGTGATGATATTTATAATATTTGGAGTGGGTACGAGTCGGTTGACGATTTGTGCCAACTCTACGCCGACAACATGGAGTTTATTATAAATCACCCAAATTGGAGATTGAATAAAACATTAAAAAAATATGCAGGTGAGGAGATATTGCACCGACACGGAATCTACATTGACGAGAAGTCTACGTTGGAAAATGTTGGTGACATGATTATCAATGGTGACTCTGACATCGTGCTTAATGTTGACAATGGTAGCGCAGTTGATATTTATGTACGTGAGAATAGTAAACTCGATATTTGTTTAAGTAACGGCTCTGTTGCTTATATTAATGTGTATGATAACGCTTCTGTTAATATTAAGGCGGAAGAACAATCGAAGTGTTTTGTTTACAAGTATGGAGGATCGATTAAAACATTTGAAGGCAATGTGATATTTAGAAACAGAATTAATCACTAACAAAAAAGAGGGCGTTTGTACACGCTCTCTTTGCTTATCTTCTTTTTGTTGACCTAATTTCTTCTATACCTATATTTCGGAGTTCCTGTTAGCCCTATTTGGTAATCATATAGATATAGTTTTCCGTCGCTCTTTATATCACAAACATATTTATTATCATCATACTCTAACAATACTATTCCCTTTTTGTAAATATATTGATAATCGTTCTCCGAAGGATTATACATAGAAGTAGTATAATCCTTTTTTAGTGTAACTGCGTATGGAAAAACATGGTTTTCTTTGTTGGTGACATTGCTGTTAGAAAAAGAAAGTTTGTAATCCTTATCGTTGTGCCAATACGCTTCTTCTATATCGTTCCACCCATTTTTTATGTATGGATTAGTACTATACTCTTCATAATATGCGTCCAAAATCCAATTTCCGACAATTTGCGCCTTAACCCTATTGTAGGAAGCTTCGATAAGTTCGCTCTCTCTATTACCTTCGTCATCATTATCGGAAGAGCATGCAGTGAATGTCACCGCCATAGATAAAACGGCAAACATTAAGAATAAATACTTTTTCATAATTAAAATATTTTTTATTTAAAGGTTTATGTTTGCAAAGATAGCAAATCAATGCCACCCTTGCAAACGTTTATTAGATAGTTTTATGAATTACATTGATTTTTCTGCTACTTTCTGTGCATTAAACATTGCAAATTCTGCGATAAGCTGTGCAACCTTGTCTTTTACCTCTCCAAAAGCGTCTGACATCTCTTCGAGGAAGTTTTCAAGATTTGCACCTTCATCGAGAAGTCTTGTTGTTTCTTCTTCACAATCATTGTAGGCTTTATTAAGGTCTATAAGTGCTTTTGACAATCGATTCGATACGATGTTATTTTGTGATTCCATTATAATCCTAAAGTGTTAAGTAGTTCGACAAATTTGTTTTCATACCACGAAGGTTGTGTTTCCTTTGGGTTGTGCGGACTGACTTGGTTTTCTCCGAAGTCCTTTCCCTTTTCGGTGATAGACTTGAACCTTTTTGTCTTCCCGTGTGCGGCTGGTCGTTCCAATTCCACAATATAGCCTTTTGCGACAGCTGCTTCGTTGAATTTTTGTGCCGTGATGTTTCTTTCGTTCTTTTTGAGTAGTTCGCTTGCCGAACGGAGAATACCATTCGATGAAGTGTAGTCGGGTGTCGGCAGTCCGAGTGGGTCTCCGACTTGTTTCAACAGCAGAAGTGTTGAGTTTTCATTAAGGCGAAGCAGGCTCTTGCAACCTTTAATCCATGAAATCTTAGCATTGATTTGCTTGGAGGTGATTAATGATGGCTCTTGTAATATTTCTGCGGTCTTGTGGAAAACTTTTCGATACACCTCGAACACGGAGCGAGATTTCCTTGCTACGAAATACTCCATACACGAAACAGAAAGTTTCGCATCTATCTTAATACCATTCCTTAACTCTTTGGAACTCACGACCTTTCCCATTTGGTAAAGGTTGAAATCTTCACCTTCAATGAAGTTGCTACGTAGCGAGTAAATCGCCTTATTTCTATTGGTATATACCAACATCCAAACTTCGTCAATATTGACAGGAAAATGTTCGTTTAGTTTCTGTAATTTCAAAATTGCTTTGAAATAGCGTAACAAATCGTCATTGCAACTCTCTTTGTTGAGTGCAAACGATGTTTCTAAACTCTCGTCCTTTTGGGTGGACAACCCTTCAAATTCTTCCATCTGTGAACTTTTTTTTGAATTAAACATAAACGCAAGAAAGCGACTGCCAGTTTGCGCTGTTCACAGATGGTAGTTCTACCCCGAAGAGAAAACTTATTATCTTACGCAAAAAGACAATCGCCTATTTTTTTATGAGCATAAAAAAATGCCCAATTGGAATTGAGCAACTTAACCGCTTGCTCTGCGAGATAGATGTAACTATCATCTGTGAACACTGCAAATATACCACATAAACCTTAACAATGCAAGTTTTCTGTTAAACTTTTCAAATATTTTAAGATTTGGGTGTGTGTTAACGTCTGATAATAAGCAATTAGTTGTACTTTTGTTCAACTCGAAAAACAAATTTATGGGAAAAATACTTACCGCTCAAGATTTACTTAAAGAAAAGGGTTATATCGAAGAAAAATTTGATACCAATGGCTTTCTACAATGCGTTGCCGATTGGTTTCGCTCTCACAATATTGAAGACAAGCTAATTATCCGTCCAAAGCGATTTATCGAAATGGACAATCCTCCAAAGGATGGATGGCTTGATATGACAAACGTTGATGAGTGGATAGTTTCACTTCCATGGGAGCAGCAGTTACTCATGTTGCAAAAGGGAACGGCCGTGCCATTTATATGGGTCGATGAACCATTTGTTAAAAATGCCGTATTTACACTAAAGACCATGGCAGGATATGTTGTAAAAAGGGCAAAGAAAGGTGTATACGAAATATCACTGCTTTGATATTATTATGCACACTTAAATAGGCAAAATATAAAAGTTTTGCTTATTTTTTTATACCATAAAAAACCAAATCAGAATATTTATTCATTAATTATTGTATATTTATGCAATAATTAGTATATTTGCGATTAAAAAGACGCAAATATGCAATACGAAAAAGTATATATCCAAAAGACAAAAGCGAACTCTCCCATAAAGGAGACTATTGCGGACTTTGATATTTACTGCGCAGATATGCCTTTTAAGCTATTTGCGGAAGCGAAAGACCCTTCTAAGAGAGATTGGTTTGACGAGCACGGCGAGGATGAGTACATTCCGAATGGGGGCATAAAGTTAAAGAGTTACACCATGGACGTTAAGTTCTGTTGTAAGGGTGATAAATATTCCGCTAACGCTAAGATACAAAAGTTTCTCAATTATCTCACAGGGTTAGATAATACGGGCGCAGAAATGATGATGTTCTGCACTTGGACGAAAATTGGTCGTATGGGTATTCGTTTCGATAAGTTAAGTGACAAAGCAGACTTAGTAAGGGATGAAGATGGGGATACGCTTGTATTCACGGTAGTGTTTAAGGTTAATGACCCTGTAACCGACATTATCCTATCTTATGATACAAACAGAAGGGTTGTCGGTTTAAAGAAGGCGTAGTTTATGAGTGAGTGGATAATTCGACATAGTGACGGAAGTCTTTTAAAGGACGAGAATGGGGTTCAGATCCTCACAAAAGAATTGGAGTATAGTGGTTCGTGGATGGGTGAGTGTTTCGTCACTGTATCCTTTAAGAATCCATGCCCTATATCGTTTAAGATTGGGGACTACCTGACCTATCGTGGGGAGATTTTTGAAATCAACTACGACCCGGGTAAGATAAAGCAGTCAAGACGGAACGAATACGGAGAAGCATTCGTTTACGAAAATGTCAAATTCAACTCAAAGCAAGATGAGTTGGCGAGAACGGAATTTCTCGACATTGTGTTGAATGATAACAATATCCACTATACGGCGCTGACAAAATTTGCTTTCTATGTTTCAAGCCTTGATGATTTGTTGGATAGAATACAGGCAAATCTCAACGAGCAATGGGGTAGTGGTGCGTGGAAATTATATAGTCGAAACAGATTGCGCTCTGGGCAGCGTGGGTGTGACCTATCTGTTTGGGACAAAACCTATGGTAGTGGAGTTGCGGATAACGTGATAGATTCTACTTCTATTACGGCGGATAACTTAAACTGTTGGAGTGCGTTGGCATTAATAAATAGTCAGTTCGATGTTAACTTCATTACACGTGGGCGCAATGTATTTATCGGAACAGCAGGACTTCCAACTTCACATATTTTTGAATATGGCAAGGGTAATGGACTGTATATGATTGAGCAGAATGCTGATACAGAACAGTCCATAACAACACGTCTGCGTGCATACGGTTCAACTAAGAATATTCCTAACAGGTACTATGCTACGTTAAACTTACAAGTCTATGGAACTATTACAAAGATAAAGACAAAACAGACGGGACTGTATAATAATACAGAGTTTGAACTGGACCTACCTTTCAAAGATTATTATTTCTTTAACGAACTCACGGCGTACAGTTCGAGCACTAATCGAATCTATTATGCTAAGATAAAGATAGGGGATAAGATTGTTAACGCACGTATGTTCAATAATAATGGGAAGACCCAAACATATTCCGAATACGTGCCAAATTCTACGGATCCGGATGATAATACGGATAAAACCGCTATGCAGCAGTTTATCAACTCTGTCACTGTCGGTGCTAAAGTGTATTTCATGTCTGGGGTAAAAAAAGACAGTTTCCCTGTAACGAGCAAAGACTACGCTACGGATAATCTACCAAACAACATGGCGATAGACCGTCTTATGTTGCCCGGATTCCCAAATAAGTCGTTAAAGCAATGGTGGAATGAACAAAGCGAAGAGACGAAAAGGAGTATCTACCAAGGGGATAAATCTCATCTTTTCTCTGAAAACAAATATCGTCCCTTTATTGATTCTACCAATGTCAGTACTATAGGAGTTCGACCAAACTCTGTTTATTTTGACACTAAAGATATTCAGAAAGGCATCGAGGAAATCTATCCAACAATCGAAAAGGTTGAAATCAATGGTGTCAGGATTGATGAAGTCCTTTCCGCTAAGCAAATTGAGGACAATGGCGTTTTCAAGGACGGAGCAACAATACCAAACTTTAGTATATTCCTTAAAAAGGAGATAAATTTCGATATTAACGACCTTCTGAAAAATTCCACCGAGCAACCATATATCTGTATGAAGAATGGTATGTGCGGTGGTCGTCAGTTCAAGATTGCTTCGGCAAGAAAGCATGATGATAATACGTGGGAGTTGACATGTGAAAGGGTGTTGGATGATAGTCTTAGTCTGTATTTCCCTTATAATGATTACCAAATTAAGCCAAATGACAGGTTTGTACTGATTGGTATTCCTTTGCCTGATTCCTATGTCGAAGCGGCTTCTGTTAGGCTTCTGAAATATGCATTGGCGTTCCTTGACAAGAATGACTATACTCGCTATATATACTCTCCCAAGGTGGACGAACTATATATGCAACGTCAACACGATTCTGCTATCGCTGATAGCACGGGAGCCACAGTGTCTTTGCACGACACTATCAAAGAGGGTGACATTATGCAATTTGAAGATACGGATCTTCACATTGATGGGAAAGTGTCAATAGACCAACTAACCATAAGAGAAGCCGATGGAAAGATACCTACCTACGAAGTTACGTTAAGGGAGGATAAATCTGTTGGCACGATTCAAAAGATACAGGAGAAAATCAACTCGCTTGAAAGTGGTAACGGTGGCGTAGCCGGAGAGGGTGGAAATAATCTCACCGTTCCGCAGATCCAAAGATTAATAGAATCACTCGGAGCGAAACATTTCATAGACAAACTTAAACCCGACAACGCCCAAGAGGTAATAACATTCCTAAAGGGCATCGGAATCGGTGACAGTGATAAGGGTATTGATGGCAAAGGCAATGCCACATTGTTAAGCGTCATTGCAGATGCACTTAGAAGCGCAGACTTCCACGCAGGGTTATTGGACGGTTCAGGCTTTGGAATATACAAAGATGAATATGGGAAGTCCATAGCAGAGGTTGACAAACTCAATGTGAGGCAGAAAGCAACCTTTTCAGCATTGGAATATAAACGCCTTGCATTTACAACGGGTGACGTGGGTTTTACCTCGGCAAGTGCGCATCTTTACGGCGTTATCCCCCTTGACGACAAGGGAGCACCCATCGTGAACTCAACAACCTACTTCACATCAGCAGGCAGGCAGGTACTTGTTAATAACGCACTTCTATCCTATAGCATCAATTCAGGTGGCAAGACCGTAAGTGCATACCGTTGTTATTTCCTCGCTGATGATGGTGACAAGCGTATCAGCAATGATTGGAGGATAGGCGACCAAGCGATGTGCAAGACTGCAAACCTCATATCACGCACAACAAGCGGTGCAGCTAACAGATACTATTGGCGATTGGTGGTCAACAAGGGAACTGAAACGATAAACGGAAAGATGTATCACTTCATCGACCTTTCAAACGTCCGTGGCACTGTTAACATTTCAGATGCAGCCCTACAGAAGGGTTATATCTGTGTAGGCTATGATACAAATCCAAACGTAGAGAACGATGTACCAATGGCAGAAGACGACCTTATACAATTAGGAAGTCAGACCGACACCGACAGGCAAGGCGCAGTAGTCGTATATGTTTCTGAAAATAGCAAAATCGTGATGTATGCAGGCATTAACGACTATAACCTTACTTCACACATTGTAAGTGAGTTTTCTCCTAAGGGGTCAACGGTGCGTTCAGACAAATTCACGATAATATCAGGAGCAGGCACGGGAGTAAGTGCACCGATAGTATGTGACAGAGGGCAGTGGGTCAGCGGAACGATAGCAGGGCATTACGATAGATTCTCTTATAACGGATCACTATGGCTCTGTAACGTGGGAATCGGACAGACCACCAACGAAGATCCATCCGAAACAAGTACAAAGTGGATAAAGCAAGTTTCAGAGGGTGAAGCCTATAGCCTTGAAGTGACTATTGAGAGTGGAGCAATATACAATTCACAAGGCAGCGTTGTTCTGTTAGCGACATACAGAAAAGGGAATGTTGATATTTCCAACACCATACCAAATACGGCATGGTCATGGATACGCACAAGCGGACAGAACACAGATACGGCGTGGAACAACGCACATAAGAAAGTAGGTAGACGAATAACAGTAACCGCAGCGGAAGTGCTTACAACGGCTTCCTTTGACTGCATTATTGAGGGATAACACATGGGAACAAGAGCAAGAGGGGGTATCACCCTCCACAACGTGAAAAACGGTGCAGACGCAGAATACTATCGTTTGCAGCCACAGAGTGAAAAAGCAGTAGTTGGAGTAGACAACGCACTGTATGTAACCCTTTCGTACATCATTGAGCACGTCAAGGGTGCGCAAGTGACAACGGAAGCAGGTAGCGCACAAGGATACCACGTCACTGCACGTATGAATAACGGTGTAACTATCTCCATGACAAACGGAGCGGTGAACAGTGGCACGTACAAGTTGACGAACTACTCAAAGGCGCAGAAACGTCCTGACTATGTTATAATAGAGTTGAAGGACAAAGCAAACAAGGTCGTTGACACACGTACGGCGCAAATCATCATGGAATCATCTTCTTATGTTGACGTGGTGGGAGACTTGCGTACAACGGTGTCGCAGCAAGGAGAGAATATCACAACTATCAAGCAGACGGCTGACAGTATATCCCTTAAGGTAGACGGGATAAAGAATGGTGTAAAGAATCTCATTAAAGGAGGGCAACTGAATAGAACATTCAAGACGTACGGGATAGGAGGAGACGATGTAATGATACCTTTGAAGCCCGATACAGTTTATACACTGACAATTTGCGGACATACAAACAACATTACACGTGCTAATGGGCAGATGTTACGTGCTTATATATTCAGAAAGGATTGGGCTTGGTCTGCGAATACGGATATTGACAATAACTCAGATACCATATCGTCCATTACGTTCAGTATACCTTCAGACAAAGCATCTACCGATGGTATGTACAAGTTTGATGCTTACCCTTTTCCCGATAAAGGAAGTCAAAACGGTGAGGTAACAGTTAATTGGGTGACTGTCACAGAGGGCACGCAGGCGGCAGCCTCATGGATACCCGCTGATGGTGAAACGGGAGAGGACAAGGCAAAAGAGATTGAGTTACGTCTTGAAAATGGTGAGTTCAGAGTGAAGTCTAACAAGACAGTGTTCGTTGATAATAGCGGAAAGGAAACGGTACTCATCGAGGATGGCAAGCTATCGGCGAAACTCATTGACGCAGTGAAAATTGTTGCAGCAGGCATACAAGCACAGACGATTGACGCTAAGAACGCTATCTTTAAGAATATCAACGTTACGGGCGATAGCTCCTTTGGGGGCAATCTTGACGGAGTAGAGGGGTCGTTTAAGAGATTAAACTGTAGGTCTTATGATGGGAAGGACATAGTAGGAGGTATCTCTTTTGATGGAAGCGGCAGAATGATGTTTACGGGAGATTTGGTTTTTCAAGGCTCAAAAACCGTAAACGGCATTCAGCGAATAACAAGACTTTTATCAAACGACCTTTGGGTACGTGGTCAGTTCGGACATAATGCCCGTATATGTGCAGTGATACAAGACGAATATATGTACGTACACCATACGGGGCATATTGATTCCAAAGGGATAAAAATAAAACTCGGAGTTGTTTCTTTTCCAAGTAGGGCAAACCCCAATGTCAAGGGTTCGGCATACAAAATACCGCTATATAGTCCAGGCAGACAAGGAGTTCTCGGAGAGGATGGAACACTTGTGGACGTTGATAACCCTAACATCAACAACCCGACAGATCCTATCGGCGCAGAAGAAATGAATCCTGCACTTGAAATACCCAACGGGGCAAGTATTGATATGGTGATATTTAATTGCACCCGTTCAGGCGTTTATGTTTTCGACAAAAAAAGTATAGGATACGGTAAGGCATGGACGGTTTTTAATGGGAATAATGGCGTCAACGTGTCAACAGTCACCCAAGAGGGAGTAATAATTCTGAACGGTGGAGAAGTGCGAGAGTTTACGTATGTTAACCCCGAATGGCTAACACCCAAAATAACGGACGTTGGAGGAGGTATCATAACGAGTTCGGGACGTGATATGAATTGATAATAACGACAATAACAACAACACAAAAAAGGAGTAATTATGAGAAAGTTTTTAGACGGAGTATATCGGGTATTCGGTAAACTCGCAGAAGTAGGAAGTGACAAGTATCTGCACATGTTCGTGGGTCTTGTCGTATCAATGCTATCATGCAAAGCGTTGCATGCGCTTGGGTGTTTGCTCATCTTTGCGCTGATACCTGCATTTATTGTCATGGTGGCAAAAGAGAGTGTCGATAAATACTATCGCAAGGAGCCGTTCGATTGGTTGGACGTGTCAGCAGGCGTACTCGGTGCGATAGTGGGTGTTTTTCTTTTCCTATTGTAAAGGAGGTGTATCTATGGATGTAATAGAGTTTCAGTTCACACCGCACTTCATGTACATAGTAGCTACACACCTGATAGTATGTGTGATCATGTGGGTACTTGTTTTTTGTGCCATCTTTGTTGACTTATGGGACAGAATATACACGCAGAAGAAATTAGGTAAACCCATTGATTCCCATAGCATGCGCAAGACACTTGGAAAGTTAGGAGAGTATTGGCGTGTATTACTTATTGCCTTTATCGTGGATGCGGTGGTCTTCATTGCGTGTACGCTATTGAACATTAAGACTATGCCTGCAATTACTATCTTGGTATCTATAGGACTTCTTATCATTGAAGCAAAAAGCCTTATAGAGCATGCAAGGGAGCGAAAGAGCAAGATAAAGGACATACAGAATATTATCCAATCTGTAGTTAAAGCGTCTTCGGATAAGGATGCAAAGAAAGTCATTGCCGCCGTTGCTGATTACATCGGAGGTGATAGCGACAAGGCAACTATTGAATAACTTAAAAAGATAACGATATGACAGAAGAAGAGAAAAGAGATATAGTACAAGAGGTACTAAAGGAGATTAAAGCACAGTCGCAGGATATTATGTCGCTTCCAAGTTCTGAAAATGTCAGTGAGTTTAAGTCACTCCCCGTTGTAGCCACAGACGGGACGTTGAAAACGATGAACGCTGCACTGTTAAAGGGTGACAAAGGAGAACCTGGCAACGATGGTAAGGATGGGCGTTTCAGGCTACAGAATCACGGAACAAATGACAAGACGTTTGCACTTACTCCGAATGTCATGCATGTGTGGGGCGTTGTGGATAGCCTTAACCTCTCCCTTGCACCGAATGACAATAACGACTACACCGCTGAATACTGCTTTCAGTTCACTTGTCCAGCAGACAAGGGTACACAATTAACGTTGCCAAGTTCTATAAAGTGGATAGGCGATGTGTTCAAGCCACAAAAGGGACAGACATACCAAGGGTGTGTAGTTAATGGACTTTTAATAATGGGAGGAACGTTATGATTTTGTTTGAAAAATTACTTTCAAACGTGGCGAAAAAGCCAAAGTTTGTGCATTTTGACGACCCCGAGGTTGAGCGTATATTTTTAGCTAATTTCGATAAAGACGGTGACGGGAGAATAAGTTTTGAAGAAGCGAAACTAATTAAATCAGTTGATAACCTTTTTGTAGGAAATAGGGAAATAAAGAGCCTTAATTCACTTGCTTATACAGGTATAACTCATTTTATTAATAACACAGTAAAAGGAATGGTATCACTTGAAGAAGTTGTGTTACCGACTTCCATAGAATATATTGATTGGTACACATTTGGTGGTTTTAATAATTTTGAGGTGCCGTTGTTAAAAAGAGTAGTTGTACTTGAAAACAAAAATACCTATATAGCAGAGGGATTTGATAATGAGATAAAAGAATATGTTGAGTACCCTGCTAATATAAAGGTCTTTGGTTTCAATGTGCCGTCACTAACTGCAAAGTGTACTGTTATAAGGGCAAAAAATCCACCGGAAAGTCATACGGGTAAAAGTGGTAATGGTAAACTTTACGTACCCGATGAGAGCGTACAAGCGTATAAAGAAGATAAGTACTTTTCTATTGTTGCGGATAGAATTTTCCCTTTAAGCGAATTAAATAAATAAGATTATGAAACAATACAAGAAAGGAAACAACACCTATAACGGTGTATATATCGAGGTAGGCGGGGTTAGGATAATCAACCCTACAGAAGAAACGCTCAAAGCAAACGGCTATGAGCAGGTAGAAACCGAAACGGCAGAACAACTCCTGCAAGATGCGAAAGACAGAAAGCTTGCAGAACTTGACGTGTTCAATCAGTCATCAGAGGTAAACGACTTCACGTTTAAAGGTATGCACACGTGGTTAACACCTTCAGAACGTGCAAGCTATAATGTGAGCATTGACGCTGCGGAAGCACTTGGCGAAACGACTATCACATTTGCCATTGCAGAGCAACCTTTAACGATTGATATTCCAACGGCAAAGATAGTGCTTGCAAAGATTCAACGTTATGCGGATGCAACTTTCATGGTGACGGTCAAGCATAAGGCAGCTATTGCCGCTTTGTCGTCAATAGAGGAAGTGAACGCATACGACTTCACAAAAGGCTATCCGGAAAAGCTACAGTTATGAAGATAGCAGTACTTATAGCAAGCATTATCGGAAGCCTGCTACTAATGGGATACACGATATTAATGGCAAAAAAGAAAGGCTGCCCATTATGTAGCCTTTCTGAAACCGCCTATATCGTTAAATCTCCAAATGTATTCACGTTTGTAATTGTCATGGGTACGTTTCTTATGACACCGCAGATGATTGTAAATACAAATGGTTGGGTAGGCTTTTTGGGCATTGTGTTCCTTTTTGGAATGATGATGGTCGGAGCAAGTCCGCACTATCGGACTATTGGCAAAACACTTCATATGGTAGGGGCTTTCACGGCAGCTATTTCCTCTCAACTCTTAATCGGAATTACTGACTATCGTTTTCTTGTCTTTTGGCTGATATACGGCATTATCTACCTTATCAGACGGAAACGAAGTGTTCTATGGGAGGAAGGCGTGTGCTTTATTATTATTACAACATTTAATATTTTGGGATAATGGAAACAGTAACCATAGGAAACGAAAGCGGCGGACACGTTGACGGGATATTAAGAATCAACAGAAAGAGTGACTTCCCACTCGGCATTAAGCTGATAAGAGATGGTGAAATTGTGGTGTTCCCTGATTGTGATTTCACTATTAAGGCGATCGCAGGGAATGGGTTTACCACATACAAGGCAGAGAGGAGGAACGGAGTATGTACTAATTGTCAAGTCGCAGACAAACAACTGATAATATTCTTCGATAATCACAACTTAGGAAAAGGAAGAGTAAAGATTGAATTGTCTATTGACTTTCCCGATGAGAATTTCTCAGACGGATTCAGACGAGAAACATTCACCGCTACTTCTAACATAGAACTCGTTGACGACAATGGCGATGCGCTTAAACTCGCTATGCCCGACCCTATCGTGGTGGAAAAGGAAGTCGTCAACGAGAAAAACAGTCTATTAGTATGGCAAGTTAGGTAATTTAATTTAAAGTATTATGGCAAATTTCACAATAGGAGAATTAATTCAGTCCTCAACCGCAGGTCGGTTGGGGATTGACAACAACCCAACACCGACAGTAAGGGTGCACTTAACGGAAACAATCACCCTTTTAGAGAGTATCCGTGCAGAGTGGGAAGAGTACTGTGCAGAGCATTCTCTTGGGACGCCTGCAATAAGGATAACAAGCGGATACAGAAGTCCTGAATTAAACAAAGCAGTGGGCGGAGTGAAGAACTCTGCACACGTGGCAGGGTATGCAGCAGACTTGCAGCCCGTCAACGGCAAGCAGTCAGAATTTGAACGCTTCCTCGCAACTGATTTCTCAAAGATGGGCTATGCTTTTGACCAAATCATCATTGAGAAGTCGAAGACCGCACGATGGGTACATGTGGGTTATAAACGTCCTGAAGACGGGAAACAAAGACATCAGTGTTTTTCATTAAAAGTTTAAGGAGAAAAGACTATGAACGAAAAAGATTATGAAAAGAGCATAAGGGTGTTTGTTATCTCCCTTATATCAGTGGTAGCGTTGCTTGTTATTGCAGCACTTATCCTCTGTGGGTGTTCGCATAAGGTGTACGTACCCGTGCAGTCTATTCACACAGATACGGTGTACATGGCAAAAAAGGACAGTGTTCACATCAAAGACAGTTTAATCTTAAAACAGATTGTAAACGTCCGTGACAGTGTTGCTATTCATGACAGTGTAGTGATTGTAAAGAACGAGCAGGGAGAAGTAAAGGAACGACTTATTGTTCGCTATCGTGACCGATGGCATGCAACAGTGGATAACTTATCACTTCAACGACAGATAGACCGCTATAGGGCAAGTAATGATAGCCTAAGGGCAATTAAAAGAGATTACATTGAAGTGCCCAAGGTTATAGAACGTGAACTCACTCGGTGGCAGAAAATCAAGATGGACGTTGGAGGATGGGCGATAGGTGCTCTCTCCGCCACTTTCTTAGCCGTCATAGCGTACATTGTGGTGTGGCTACTAAAGAAGTATAGAAAGATATAATATCAGAAAGGAAATTGTTCCCGTTTTCGTTTGGAGAAAACAAATAAATTCACTATATCTGTAGGAGTAAATAGCTATCCTTTGTGGTGATTGGATAGCACACTAAGAAGACTTACGTCCCCCTTTAGAATTGTCGCAAATCACCACAATAGGCGACAAGGATATTGGGGGATAGCTTTTTAAACAATGAAGAAAAACATTAATGAAACACTCATGGGAACGAGTGGAATGAGTTCCATTGAAGTAGCAAACGTTACGGGTAAACAACATGCACATATCTTGCGTGATATTCGCAACTTGTTAGACCAAGGTGTAGCCGCATCCAATTTTGGATTGGGGTCTTACATGGATGCAAATCAGCAAGTTAGACCATGCTATAACCTCACTGCTAAGGGCTGCCTTATCCTTGCAAGTGGTTACAACCCTATCTTAAGAGAAAAGATAATAAACAGATTAGAAGAACTTGAAAAACAACGAATTGCAGAAGAGATAAACCCCGAGTTGTCCGCAAACAAGTTTATTAACCAATACAAAAAGAAAGGTAAATCTGACAGATGGATAGCTGCACGATTTGAAGGGATACAGAAAAGACACGCTTTTACAGATACACTAAAAGACCATGGAGTACATGGCTATGGGTACAGTCTTTGTACGGATGCTATATACAAACCTCTATTTGGAAAAACCGCAAAGGGTATAAGAGAAGAAAGGAATCTGACAACTAATAGTAATCTTAGGGACAGTATGAGTGCGGTTGAATTAGGAGCCACGATGCTTGCAGAACTATTAGCAACAGAAAGGCTTGAAGTAGAGCACGCTATGGGTAATAGGCAGTGTTATACAAATACTATGATAGCTTCCAAAAACGTTGCAAAAGCGATTGACAATACACGAAAAGGCATATTATAAAATTATCCCTATAAGGCTTGCAACTCTCGTTATTTTTGCGTATATTTGTAGGAGATAAACGAAAAGCAGAACTCTTTAATACTTAATTGGATTTGATTTAGGTTTTTAGTTATTATTAGGTAAGTGATTATTTTTAGGAGCAACCCCTACCATCCGAGAGGACAGTAGGGGTTTTGGTTATGTCTATAAACGCAAAAAGGGAACACCTACGTGGCACTCCCTTTTGAAATTCTGTACTTTTGGATAACGATGTTTAGCGGAACATTCATAAGGTTGTTTGACCTTGCAAATTGCATAAGGTCGTAAAAGTCTTGTTTGCTCATGCTATTTTGTTTTTAGTTAAACCTAATTCCTTTGCGAACTCACGAAGTTTCGTCAGTCCACAACCGATAGTATCAGCGAGTTCCTTATTTGTTTTCGTCTGATAGTTTTCTTTCAGGAACTTGCGCTGATTGTCTGTTAAGATAATCTTCTTATGTTCCTCCTTGTCAAGTTTCAGGACGGCTTTATCCGCTTCGAGTGCTTCACGTGGGTTCAGTGCAAGTGCAGCTTCACCGCTTTCATATATTCCTTGCTCTGATACAAGCTTTGTTTCAATAATATCGAAAGCCATTTTGCAGTTATTATCATCATTGAGGTTAATATCCGCACAGTCTTTACATAACGCTTCCTCTACTTCTCTCCATGCAGAACGGACACCCGTAAGGCGTGCAGGTTGGTATGTCAGCGCAAGGTTGACGGGTGGACATGGTGGACAGTTCTCTATGAACTTATCAAATAACTCAACGGAATAATTAAGAAGTTCATAAACAAGTATGACACGAGCCTTAAAGCCACTATCCTCTATCCTCTTTCTGTCAAGTACTCGTTTGATGGACTGATGAAGGATGAATACATGTGGCTCTAAGCGTGTATTGACGCTATCGAGATAATCCATGTACAGTTGTCGTTTATCACGATCTGCATTCCTCATATCCTCCATGTTACGTTTCTCAAAGTCCTCATACCGAGAGGTAGCTTCTTTACATGCTTTCTTAATTCTTTGTCTGTAAAGTCCTGCCTGCTTTATCTCGTCTATTGCGTCAAGCATATTTGAGTGTGCGACATCATTTGTACCACCGATGATAGTATGGAACAGTGCTGATACATGTGCATACGTTTCACGGCTTTTGTCGCTTATCCCGATAGCCTTACTGAACTCCTTTGCCGTAAGGGCGTGTGAATTAAACTTATTCATTGCGATATGCCCCTCCATGCTCTATGCGACCTGCGGCTTCTGTTCCGAAAACCTGCCATAGACCGCTTTCAAACTGACATATATGGTCGCCAAGTCGTGCTATCGTTCGTCCTTTGGTGTGGCTTTTGCCAAGGATAGCGGCAGGTTTCCCTTCCGCATCCTTTGTAACCGACATAACACATGGCAGGTTATATATTTTATCCATGTTCTTCCCATCAAGAAGAATATCTAAAACTACTCTCATTTATAAAAGTTGAATTAAGTAAACAAACAGTATGAATAACAGAAATGCCATTATCATGGCAAAAGGAATCATGAGCGGTGCTGCCACGATGTACCATGGAATATCAATGATTCCCATAAGGCTCAATGTGGTAAGCACGACATGAAACACGATAAGGATAAAAAGTGCTTTACCCATGACCGTTCCTCCTATTGGGAGCCGATACGCCATACTGTTCATACAGTTCCTTTTTTCTGTTCTCGTAATCAACACCGTAATACTCTGCATCAAGTTGAGCATATTTACGTAACAATGCTCTCATGCATCGTGGGAAGAAACGTGCGTTTGTGTTTACTATCCTCGCTTTAAGAACACGACTTTTTATATTATATTCACTCTCCGTCATTTTCACTTCTTTTGATTAATAATATTGGAATACTGATTATCCACATTGCGGAAGCTACAACCGCTTTGGAAAACTGTTCTTGACTTGCTATGCCCTCATTTTCCACGATACAACGAAGTATCAAGGGAAAGGAGCAACACGCCATGAAAGCGTAAAAAAGTGCTACATATACCATCATAGTCTATCGTTCTGTACTTTCAAATTTAATGTCTGTTTTAATACCGTTCCTCCGTGCGTTATGCTTAATGTCGTCCATTGGGTCGAACCGTTCAAGCCCTGCACCTTCTAAGAAGTCGTTAAGCATATTTACAGTGTTGTTATCTTCTTTTCTTTTCTCCATGTGTCCATGCTTTGAAGTTAAATACAATCATTCCCACGCTTAGTGCTGCACCCCATAATGTCATGCTAATATCTCTGTACTCTGCATGATTCATGAGTTCCATTGCAGTGAATATCCACCATGAAAAGGAAACGCCCCAAAGAAGAATGTTTATTTTTGTTCTCATTTTCTTAGTTTTAGTTAGGGGTGACGCTTGATGTACGCCACCCCGTTAGTTTAGTATTTAAGCCTTATTTTTATAGGGTATAAGGTTCTTTGCTTCTTCTTCCCACATGTCGCCCTCGTTTTCCTCGAAGTCAAGGTAAACAGTTCCGTTGTTCAGATCATCAAGTGAAGAATTAAGTCCTACAACAATCATTGGGAACCCGTCATGTGGTGAGCATAGCGTATCACCGATTTTGATGTCTTTAATGTTCATTGCTTATTCTCCTATCTCCTCGTGGTACTTTCGCAATGTTTCTTTCACACGCCTTGCGGCTTCTCTGTCTTGTTCTTCGGTACGGAAGTAGTTAAATACCGTGTAAAATGAATTATCGCAATCGTCATTGCACTCCTCGAAACTATGAATACCACCATCCATCCTTACTACAAAGTATTTTTCACCACACTTTGCTCTCCACCAAATACTCTCCACCCGCTTATCATCGGCGTTCCACCGATAACCATTTTCTTTCATCATGTCAAAGAAATGTGTCTTTTCTTCCTCCGTTGCGTAACGAAAGGCGTTGATGTTCCAACGTTTGTTATCCCTACGGGAAGTGTTACAATGAGAATCAAAGACCTCCCTGTCGTAGTTGCATACCTCTTTGAATATCAACATCGTGTCATCCGTTTTGCTATGAAGCACGTCCCCTTCCTTGAAGTTCTTCTTTCTATTCTCTTTCTTCTCTTCTTTCTCGAAGACCACACTTCCGTCCTTAATTGTCGCCTTGCAACCCTCAGGAATGGTGATTGAATCACCGCATTGTAATTCTACTTTCATAGTTTCTTTTGTTTAATTTTACTTTTTACGTTTCTTCTTTCTTTTACTTGCGTAGGGTGTTGACCCTGATTCGTCCATACTATCAGCTTTGGTATTTATTTATTCGTTATTCACACAAACCATGATAGAGACTCATACAACTATATCCTCCCTCTGGCTCAAACATATCAAGCTGTGCGTCATTACGATTTACATACTTGAATACTTCCTGCACCGTGGGATATTCACCATTTGCGCAGAAACGTTTAGGAATGTATGTCGGTGGAAAGAACGACGAGCCTAGTTCTGTTTCTTCTCTCATCTTCCGTTCTGCCTTAAGTAGACGTTTTCTTGCCCATTCGTCTTTTGATATGAGTTGCACCTCTCGCTTTCTACACATAACACAAGGGAAGCAGCCTACCCTTGAAAAACCCCGTTCATATAAAGGATTTGGACGCTGGGCGTTGGCAAGAATGTAGTCTATCACTTCTTGTGCCGACCAATGGAATATGGGACGTAGCACGCTTGCATCGTGTGTCTTACACCATTCCAACACCGCCTTCTTGTGATACAAGCCTTTCACTCCATCATTGAAGTACTCCTTGAAATATGAGCATTCTACATCATAGCCTGCACGTGCTTTGCTTTCTTTAGCCCTAATGCCTTGAATGATTATAAAGCTATCATCCTGCGAGAGGATGTAATCAATCATTGGTATTACTTTCAGTTCAGAAGTACAGAACCTTGCCACTGTAGAAGGGAAACGACCTTTCTTGATAGACATATCTACGAAGTCTTTATACTTACTGCTTTTGATTGTAATCAGTTCTACATTTAACTGATTGCAAACATTGTGAATATGTGTGTAAGTATCTTCATGCTCCCAACCTGTATCACAAAACAATGCCGTAACTTTTTCATTGCCGTAGTCATTTACCGCCTTGATAAGGCAAGCCTGACTATCCTTGCCTCCGCTAAATTGTACTAATATTTTCATAGCTTAATCAACTAATTCAAAACTATAGGCTACCACCCACGGGTTACTCTTCCACGTGCCTTTACCGCTGATTCTCTCAAAGAGGTTAGCAAATGCTTCATAAGGAGTATCAAACAGGTGCAATCCATTTTTAGGTATGTGATAACCATATCCACTATTATTAGACCACCTTTTATCAGAAAAATGATAATATCTAATTCCTTCACGAAGGCAATCTTCATCTGATATATCCTGCAAGCGTTCCACCTTAACATCAGTAATCTTGATATGGTGGGGCATTAGTTCAGCACGGGTAAACATCTTATTGCTATTTCCTGGAACGCCGTTCCCAAACTTATCGTATTGGGGTTTGCCTATGGTGTAGTAGCTTTGCGCTATTGCAACGACTTCACCAACTTCATAATGTGGTTTCAAGCTGCCTAATACGCCTCCATTTTCATCAACCAAATCCACACATTGTGTACCTACACTGTTAGTAAGTATATTGAAACTATACACTTCTTTACCATTGCAAGTTTTAGGCACTTTCAACATCCTCCTTGTCATTGTCTTTGTCCCGTTAAGCACCGCCTTAGTCAGGCAGTAATCATCTGAAAACATTATTCTCTTCATACGCTTTACTTCATTAATTCGGGGTTGTCGCAGATGTTACCTCTAACTTCTATATCAGACAATACGCCTGCATCGAAATCACTATCTAAACAAAAATTTATTAAAGACCAAGTAGTTGTTTTTTTCAGGATAGATACACCATATCTTTTGGAGATACAGACTACCCCTAAAAGTTCCTGTCCTTGAAAAAGTATATCTCCCTCAAAGATTTTATTTCCTTTCTTGTCTTTTAACCCTGTGTACTGACCAACGATGTCGGGGTCAACCTCCCATACCTTTCGGGACGTGTTATTGACATTCCGTGATATGTAATGAGTATTTAAGCCCTCGTTGTGGGTGTAATCTCCGTACACCCACTTTTTTGTCGCTTTGTCTTTTCCTCTGAACAATATTTCACGCTTCATAATCTTTCAATTTCGTTTTCTATTGTTTCTATGTTCTTTTGTATGCTATTTGCAATCTCGTAATCCTCCTGCATGATAGCTAAAGTTTTAGAATTTCTCATTTGCGCCAACAACGAAAGCAGGTGATATTTATACATCGTTCGTTGATTAGCAAACAAATTGTCTATCCGCTTATTTATCTTTGTGTACTCATTAGGAATACATATTGCCATAAACACGAAAGCAAGAGAAATGAGGATAAACATTAATAGGTTTAAAAAAAATATCATGTTACCTCCTTGTATTAATAGATTGTACTCTATGTGTTATGTGAGAAAATTTACCTGCTCTCGTGGTGTACTGATATTTTGTCATTCCATTTGCATCTGTGAAATAAATCACTTCTCTGCAGTCTATAAACCGATAAACCTTTACTCCGTTACACTCAAATAAGAACTGTACATCGTAGTCTTTCAGCCTTTGCTCATACTCTTGCTTTCGTATCTGCTCCTTTGTCAGCTTCGGCTTAGGTGGCTCTGGCTTCTTTCTAATCTCGTAGCCACAAGAACTGACTACAAACGCTAACACTGATAATAAAATTAGTTTCTTCATAATTAATCTTCTATTTTGATTGGTACTCCATATCCATCCATAGCCCCTAAGACTATAATGTTTCCGTTCTCTACTTTGAAACCTGCTTTAACGTGTCCGTCAAAGTCAATTTCGATAATACCGCTTTCGTTTGGTTTGTTTACTCTTTTCATATTACTTTTATTATATTTTGGTTATTTATCTTCATCTAAGAATTTAAGGACAAAGTAACGTGTAGGCTTTACAGGAAAGCACAATTCCGTTACCCATGTTTTATGTGCGTACTCAACTACCTCATAATGTCCTTTATAATCGCACAAAAGCAACGTAGTACATGTTGGGCGTGGATAATCTTCAACTGAAAGCCATAGTTCAGAAGGGAAATCTTTTATTTGCATAACCCATTCAGGCGTATATAGATAAGGATAATCCCCATAATATAATCTCATTTCATCCCAAACATCTGAAATACGAGCCTCTATGGCTTGTAGAGGGTAGGAATTATTGTCACTTTTAATAAGCAATGGTAATCCGTCCCGACCAATAGGAACATTATCCACTAACTTAGTAAAATCGTCCACACGTGGGACGCAATTATTGAAATAGTCTACACATGCTTTTTCAAGTGCATATTGCTCTGATATGCGCTTTCTCTCTTTGCGTTTCTCAAAATACGCTTTTACTCTTTTTACAATCATATTATTTTTCTGTTTTTAGTTCTTTGAAGTTAAATTTCTGTTGTAAATATTTCTCTGCATACCACTTTTTGTACGACTTACCACTTATCCACCAATCAAACATATCATCAGGTGACAAATCGTGGCACACAAGTCCTTTTTCCTTTAGTTTGGTACACGCCTTTGTCCAACTCTTTTTGACGTGCGGGTAATCTTTTATCTCTCGCACTTTCTGTTTGAAAGAAGACATTGGGCAACATATACAACCAATACGCTTATATCCGTTATCATATAAGCTGCAATGCGCTATGTTATTAGCATTAAGAAACGTCCAAACATCATAGTCAGTCCAATATAGAATAGGACTAACAACAATCCTTTCCTTGCCGTTTCCCATACATTGCACAAGGCTTTCCTCATGTTCGGAGAATTGGTCAAAGTTCCATTGTTTGCGCTTCTTTGGGTTTGCGTTTATACTCTCAACGACTTCTCTCTTTGACCGCCTTACGCTTTCGGCTTTTCTCACGCCTATTAACGTTAAACATCCTGCACCTGATGTTTCCTTATATTCAGCACAACACCAGCGTAACGACCTTGTGGGTAATATGCCCTTTTTGACTGCCATATTATAAATGCTCATCTTTGGCTTTATCATTTCGACTTCGGGATAGTTCTTTCTAACAAAGCGTATCACTTCGGGAGGATCAATGCTTGTTAAATTCATGTGTGCTTTAAACTTTACACCTGCCATAAGTGCAAGGTGGTATAACACTTGGCTGTCTTTCCCTCCGCTAAAAGCTAACCAAAAACCCTCATCATTCATTGAAAGGGCAAGCCGTTCGGCTTTCTGCATTACCTTTATGGAGTAGTCAATTTTCTTCTGTAAACTTGGTGTTATTCCGTTCATATGCTAATCGTTATCTTCTTTGCTTTCAAACTCCAAATAGACTGCTAATGACATCATGAATAGCGACACACAGAACAAGACAAAAAGAAATCTGCTAATTGCGTCAACGTGTATCACCCATGCTATATCCCAATTTACAAAGGCGTATGCCATGTAAAGGGTTATAAACGAAACTATGCCCAATGGCAACAATGTTTTAACTTTCATCATCATTCAAACCTAAAATTAACTTGTTTATACTTTGAATACGGACGTGAAATCCATATTGGTTTTGATTTGATAAACCAACCACCCTGAAGCAACTCTGCACGTGACATTGGTTTACTCCTTTCAAAGGATATATTCTTTCCACAACGAACGCATTTACACTCCTTAATCACCACGTATCTGCGTACATTTCCTCTACATGTACGTGTCCGAATAGTCTGCAAATTAGTTTCTTAATCATAATCTTATATGTTTCTTTATGTACTCTTTTATTTCTTTCTCTGACTTAAAGTAGGGCATTTCCCCATTGACTTGCGCAATAGCGGTCTTTGTTGCTAAGTTCCAAACTTTAGCTATCAAAGAAGATGACGGGTGGCCGTCTGCACACTTAGCATATGCAACGCACACTTCTACCTCGCATCCGATGGATGGCTTAAAGACTGCTAATGATTTTGTTATTTCTTGTTTTCTGCTCATAACCCCAATGCTTGTTTAATTCGTTCCTTGTAGTCCTCGTTTGCTGCATCTATTGCTTCTTCCAATGTATCGTACCATTGGATAGGCGTTTCGTAGGTGGTCGCAAATGCGTATCGTGGTTCGTCTACTGATGCAGATTTATAGATATGATAGATAATCTCAAATATGCCATTGTCAGCTATCAACCCCTCTCGTGTTTCCTTAAATAGAAGTTTTGGTATATTCTCCACCACGCTTTCACGCCCTGCGTTGAAAGCTGCCCTGATGTCGTCTTCCGTGAAGACTTTATTGTCTGAAAATGATATTTCATTCCCACTTAACCTACCTTGCAACCTTTCGTTTGCGTATTCTTCTGCTAAATCTTTCTGTGTCATATTGGTTTTGTTTTAGTTACTTTCGGTTTGATTTTCCATTTATAGTTACCTTTCTCACGATAGCGTGTAGTCTATCGACCACCCTATCACCATATTTCATTTTCAAATGCTCATCGTCTAAGTTGGTAGAGAACATTAGTAATTTGCCGTCACGTTCAGCCGCATCAACCAACTCTGCAAATGGCACTCGCTTGTTTCCGTAGATGTTTGAAATATCCTCTGTACCTATATCGTCAATATATATAATGTGGTCTCGGATAATCTCATCGGGTGACTTGTTAAGTTCATTCGCCGTGCAGATTGTTACCACCTTACGGCAATAGTGGTTAAGAAGTAAGGGAATAATCCTCATACCTATCAGCGATTTACCAACACCGCAATTTCCAACAAGCATTAAGCCTTTACCTTTGTTATCAGTGAGCCACTGAACAATCTTCTCATAGTCAGCGTTCCACCTTGCATTATCACCGCAAAAGTACTTTAATCCTCCTTTAAGGTGTATTCCTGCATTTGGTACACTGATTTGCACCTTATCGGGTAACGGCTTGTACGTTGTGTCTCGTAACCGCTCAATGGCGGATTTGAAGTCTATTTGTTCCATTTACCAATCGCTATCTTTGTCGTAGTTCATTTCAGATGATTTGAGGGTAGTAGATGGAGCCGATGTTTTTAGTTCAAACAATCCACTCCAATTATTTGTCATACTCTGTTCGATAATAAGCATTGCCTTCTCTGCATTACCGCCACTATACTTTTTCAGTTTCTTATAACAAAGTTCGAGATCGCATTGACGTTTATACATTTGATTTTTAGACCGCTTATATTTGAGCCATTCCTCAAATGGCTTTCTGAATTGTGGTTCAATGAAAGAGTAATCAAGAGAGTTCTTCTTTGTAACCTTTACCTTCTCTTTGTTTTGTTTTTGTTTCGTTTTTGTTTCATAAGCATTCAAAGTTTTTTCGTAAAATTCATAATTACAGATACTTATTACACTTCCTCCTTTGTTTCCTTTTTGTTTCGTTTTTGTTTCACAAGCACCTAAAGTTTTCAATTCTTCGAGTGCTTTATAAACTCGTTTTATGCTTAATTCATTATCCTCTGCCATCTGTCGAAGCGTGGTCTTAATATTACCATCATTATCAGATATGAAAAGCAGATAGAAAAAGAATTGCGCAACCCGATGAGAGGAAAATTTCTTGTACAGTTCTTTAGGAATATTCATTTGATATATTTCATTGGGTTAATCACCGCTTCTCCAACACGAGGTTTGAAGTGTTCGCATTTGAGTAGTGTGCTTGCAACTTCACGTTCCTTTGTTATCGTACATTCAGAAACGATAGGATTGACGGGTACGGATCTCATGAGGTATGCGAAACGACACTCAAAACACGAATGTGGTTCAATATTTTTCTTTGCCATGTTATGTTTCCTTTCCACACCACGCATCAGAGCACTTCCAATACCCTGCAACAAACGCTTCCATTGTCGTTGCGTTCGGGTGTTGCTTTATCCACTGCTCTGCGTGGAGTTCGATTTTTGTTTTTATTTTCATCTTAAACACTATTTACTTGTTTCCTCTATCAGATTTCTTTGAACAAACTTCGTTCGCTTATTGCTTGTTCCCTACCAATGATAAAATCACAGATAAAATTACGAGCATAATCCGGAGAGATTAACGACCTCTCCATGCTGCATACGCCTGCCTTTGGAGAACTGCTTGCTTTCATTATTGTCTTTCGTTCCTTATCGTTCTGAAAAGAACGTCCATACGTTGGCTCGCAGTTGATAAACCAATAAGCCGTTGGTTTGATATAATAATCTCCACGTAGCATTCAGTTTTTATCTATCATTGTCGGCTTCGGGAAATTTTGCCCCGTAATAAGATAATTCGGCTCCGTTGAAGGGTTTTCTATTATCAATCTTAGATTCCTACTATATGCAATCCATAGTAGCTTATAGAGTAGTGTGTGAAATTCTGTTCTTAACTTTAATCTTTCTATGGTTAATTCTATCTTCTCACACATAGACTTCTTACGATAGTTTATACTCGTTAAATCAAAGCAAGTCTGTTGCAGTGATTCAAAGTATATGCATGGAAAGAAGTCTATTATTAGGTCTTCTTTGGTTATTTCGTCAAATAGGCTTGCCCCCCCCGCATAACATTTTTCAATTTCATTAAACAGATCTGCAACATTATCAGTTTCGTTAAATTCGTTCTGAATGTCGTAGTCCTCCGCTTTATATCCAAGCTTAATGAACTCGTTTTTGAACGTTCCGGACTGCTCAAAGAAGCAGTGTACTTTTCCATTTATTACCATAACAAGGCAGCGTTAAGTGTGTATATAATTTTAATTCCACAAGCGAGCGCAACATTTAACTCTGCACGGCAACCAACGGATCGTTCCCAATTACATGCCATAAGGATAGCATCACAATCAAGCAAAAGTTTGAAATCCTCTCTCATGTGCTGCTCGTGCGTTGCATTGAAATCCACCTCTCTGTCAAAAGGAGAAACAGTGGAATATTCTCTGTTTCTCAATCCCGTTTTATAGTTTTCAATTTCTTTCTTTACTTCGTCAATATCTCGACCTTCTATCGGTATCGATATGTAGCATTTCTTTCTTTCCATATTTCTCTTTCGTTATTAATTTCGTGCTTTGGGCAGGATTCGAACCTGCATTTACGTCTAAATCATATCCTAATCTTTTCGCAGAGGGATTCGAACCCACCAGCTTGTACTTCGCTTCTTCTACGTCTCGATTAACTGACGCGTGCTACCATTACACTATGCTACTTCGATTAAAAGTATGTGCGTCTACCAATTCCGCCACCAAAGCTGGGTGTGGGGACGCTTCCCCACGTTGTTAAACTAAATTTACTTATTTACGAATAGAACAAAGTATTCTTATCCTTGCTCGAATATATCGAGTACTTGTGTTTCCGAGATTGATGCCACATCGTAATCAATCATTGAGTTGTCCATGAACTCTTTGATATAAGAGCGAGCCTTGTCAATGTTTGCTGCTTGAAAAAGATACGTTATAAGTGTTTTCTTTTCCTTTTCAGTGCGTTCGTCAAGCATGATAAACGCAAGTTTCACACGATACCACTTATCATCTTTGCTATCGTCAGAGAAAAGAACCTCTGAATATGGAGCACGTGTGATCGCCTTGATGAATGTTTCTCCACTTGTGTATGCGGATAGTTCCTCGGTTATCTTCGTTTCTGCTTCTGTGAACGAAAGAGCATCAACCACAAATACTTCTGTTACTTTCTTCTCACGTCCGTCATCCATTGTTTTGTCGTAACGGACTTTCGTTTCAAACCATGTTGATGTTTTACTTCTCATATTGTTTCTTTTTTTTATTGATTACAACCTCATTAGAAGGGTAAATCATCTGATTGTTCTTGTTGCTGCGGAACTGCTTGTTGTTGTGGTATCGTTCGCTGTGGTTCGGGTTGATATTTCGATATTGTTCCATTCTGCGTTGGTTGTGCAGAAACGTTACCCACACGTTGAACTGCCCATGCACGAATATTATTGAACCAACGACCATTGTACTCATGAGCGTCAATGTCAAAACTGACTTTCAGTTCTTCGCCTTGCTTGATGGCAAATTGGTTGATCTTGTCCTCTCCAAAGACATTAAATACTAATTTCTTTGGGTATTGGTCGTGTGTTTCAACAACATATTCTTGCGACTGCCAAGCACCTTTTGAAGATGTTCCTTCACGTAGTGGAAGCACGGCTATGATTCTTCCTTGAATTTCCATTTACACTATTTTTTCTGATTTATTAATTTGATAGATTCTCTCTTTGAAATACTCAACCGCCAACTGTGTGCGTTCAAGTAATTGAAGTTGTATTTCTTCGTCCTTTGGTATGCGGAGAACTTTTAACTGCTTGCTTATTGACGTACGTGGGTCGTATGAAACGAAATTTCCAAACGGCACCTCAACACCCGTTTCACGTTCAACACAAATCATATTGTATTGAATCTGACAGTAATATTGAAGGTTGTCCTCCTTTAAATCCTCCGCTTTTTCGTATAAGAAGTGTTTAAGATGAACGGCAGGGTTGAACGGACACTTAATCTCTATAATTCCACCCGATCGAATAATACCGTCTGGACTACCACCTGCAAACTTCTCAAATTCCTTAAGAGGAACAAATGGCGCATCAAGCACTTCGTTTTCTGTTTCCTCTTGATAGCGAGTGCGAGCAGAATCCTCCATAAGCGTCCCCCAATCCATAGCACGTGAACGTGGCGCACTATCCTCCATATATTCAAGGAAAGCGTCATTTGGCATGAATTGTTCAGCAATCTTTTCATCAAGATATGAGAATGTTCCTTGCGAGAAGGGTACTTCCTTTGTGCGTACTCTTGATTTTGGGTTATCTTTTTTGAATTGTTCAAGTTCCGCTTCTGTCATATCCTCCTTGTGGTTGGCAAGGAGGATATATATTTCAGACGCCGTTAGCTTGCCTTTACGTGAAAGATACCAGTCTGATGTTCTTTGGAGATCATTCATTATATCTCATCCTCCTTCTTCTTCTCAGACTTTTTCTCTTTCTCGCCACCGAATAAGTCTTTTGAAGGATCAACTTCCTCTTTAGTTTCCTCAACTGGAGTTGTCTTCTTTGGGAAGAAAGTTTCCTGAACAGTAGTCGTACCCTCCTTGATAGCGTTTGCAAGTCCACGGAGTTCGACCACCATATCAGTGTCAATCTCATCAACCTTTGAAACAGAAAGATAATCAAGGATGTGCTTTTCGTCAACACCAACCTTTGCGTAATATAGCATCATGTTTTGACGACTGCTTTCAAGCGTCATGGACTGACCGAGCGAAACTTGTTTGGCTTTTGTGAGTACTTTCTTAATGAGAGCAGATGGCACAACTTTCATGACTGCGTTACGCATGGCAATCGCACATGCTGCGTTGCCTGTTACGACTTGCATATCATCAGAATATGTATGACCATACTTGTCCGTGATACGCCTTTTTACATCTACCGATGTTGCATAGTTACTTTCAAGATCATGACACACGCCCTGTGCAGTGATAAATTTTCCGTCATTACCGATGATACGTGCCTGCACCCTCAAATTGCCCCACGAACTGGCAATGATTTCTGCCATACGAACAGAAGGACCTTCGATAACCTTACCTTGTCTGCGAAGGACATAGAAACAACTTGCAGCGGTTTCCTCATCCATTGTTGCAAGCGTCTCGATATTGTTGAGAACTCGTGCAAGGTTACGTGGATATTGCTTTGCGGTTGAAATCTGTGTATCAATCTCGCTTTTGTTAATAGCTGCGAGCATTTCAGAACTTTGAACTTGAATTACTTCACACTCTGGGGTTTCGATTGTTGAGACTTCGTTGCTTGTTTGATTTTCCATTGTTTTCTTTATTATTTTATTGTTAATACCTTTGTCCGATAGAGATATAACCCTCTTTTATGTTCGATTTAATAAAGAACTTGTTGAAACCCGGAGCGCAATGGGCAATCTCGTTCTGCCGTGTGCGTTCCTGTGCTAATGAGTTCTTATTGTAAATTCCTTTTTTAATATGCAGGTAGTTCCCTGCACCACCGACAAGCGCAAATAATTGTCGGATTGTGTGTTTCCTTTCTCTAATAATCTTTTCCATTATTTGTATTTTGTTTTAACTCATGTTTTATCTCGTTATAAACCGCCTCAAAACAACCAATTTCTCGCCAGATATACTTAGCAACGGCAGTAGCGCAAATAACCGCACCAATCGACATGAATAATTGCATCATCATGCCGTTTTCTCTTTGAAGTCGTTAATCATTTCAGAAATGATTGAAAGCACGTTTTCAAGTGATCCGATTCTCTCAACAACATCAAGCTTCGTTTCTGTCGGCTTGACTTTCTTGTATGAGTTGATTGAGATATGGTAGAGGTATTTCAGCTTCTTGTATATTGTGTTCCATACATCACGATGAGCAGTGTTTGTTGCACGTGCATACTCGCAAACAAGTTCATTGATACGTGAACGTACAGATTGTTGTGGTGTTGGAATATCTGATAATTTCGCTTCGAGCAGTAATCGTCCATTTTCCTCACGTTCCTTATCCATGTTATCAAGGCGTTGTTCAACGGCTGAAATTCTCTTTTCTTGCTCAACGTTGAACTGCGCTTGCATAAGGAGTTGTTCGGAGAGCGTCATTTGCTTAGGCTTCCTTAATTCATTTTCCATTGCGTTGAAAGCTGCAATGTAGTCAAGTTTAAATTGCAAAGCCTTTTTACCAGTAAAACCCATTACAAGAAGTGTGAATCCATCACGATTCATTACTACAACTCTTGAATAACGTACCCCGCCATTTGGTTGAGAAACCTCTATAGATGTGTCGTCAAAATATCCTTTACATTGATTATCAGACATTTTGCTCATCAAAGCATCTATTGCCTTTAATACGTCACCATGTTCTTTACCAAACTTTTCAGCAACCAATAGACTATTTGTCAGCGCTTGGCTATTCTCGCCTTTGAAAACTAATTCGTTATTTTCCATATCTTATAATATTTATCATTGTACGCACGCCCTAATCGAATAGTAGCAACCTTGTTTCAGTTGCAGCGTGCGCTATTGTATATAGAATATGTATAGCTTAGCGACTTCCGCTGCCCAAACGGACTACTCACTGCGTTAAAGGACGTTTCGCACTATCACCACATATTCATAAATCTTTTCATATGTTACATTAGTCACCTACTTAGTCCACTATGGGGTCACGGCACTTCTGCTACCCATAGCACCTTTCGGCTTCGTTGTTACCAATAAGTCAAAGAACACCGTCTAAACATTCTGTGGAGGGTAGGGAATCGAACCCTTTCGCTTGATAATTTGCTTTTCGTTTCTTCTTTTTGCTACCATTCACCGACCGTATCGGTTAACCCTCCGTTTTACCTTTGCTATACTCACGTACCACAAAGGTCACACAAGAAATAAATGAAATATTCAATCTACTATATCACTATACAATGCTTCTACTATTTTATCTGTGTCTATTTTTATATTGTCTTTTACTTCATTTCCTTCATCATCACATAAGCATACGTTAATCTTTAGGCTGATGTCTGCGGATGTTGTTACGTTATAACCCGTACCGTTCATGTACCCACAGTGGTTATCATCTTCCACGTATCCATATGTTTTTATATATCCTTGTACATCTACTAAGTAATTGTCTATTTCGAGTGTTGTATCTATGTCGCTATCTCCTACGTAATCTAATAGGTATTCTTTTATATCTTCTTCGAGTTCCGTCATACCACCTTATTCTTTAATACCAATTTATCGAGATCCGATACTTCATATAAGATGTGTCCTCCTATTTTATAGAAGTGGAGTTGACCCGTTGAGCGAAGATTGCGTAGAAAGCGTTCCTTGCAACCGAGATACTTCTCTGCTTCTGTAGTACTCAACCACCTCTTTGGTGTTAAATCTGTTTTACATATAGCTTTTTTAACCATAATAATTTGCCTTATGCGAAGTATTTACATACCTTTGCGATGTAGGTTTATTAAATATGTTGCAAAGATACTACATAAAATATGTACTAACAAGAAATACTACACAAAATATGCAGCATTTAACATTCTTTTACTTTATAGTATGTGTAGTAGATAAAATCAACCCTATAAAACGACAAATGCGCAGGGAAGATCCTACGCATTGCTCTTTGAAATACTGATACAACCGATTTCTAATGATTGTTGAACTTGTTAACGAAGTAGACTTGACCTTTGCCCGTTACTTTCGTTGTAATAGTCGTGTGCAGCACCCCGTTGTTACCACTTCGCACACCTTTTTTGAGTTCAAATAAACCCATATCAACGTACTTCTGATTAGGGATGTTATAGCGTTCTCCTTTCGTGCCGAGATAGCCGTTATCACGCATCCATTGAAATAATCTCTTTTCTCCCATCGGAGTGCCGTTCTGATTGATTAGCTTTGCGAGTTCACCAATCAAGCAGGAAGATACAGATCCTCTGACCGCCTTAGTAAAGGTGATAGCAGGTTGAGCATCTTTTACAGATTGTTCCGCTTCAATACGCTTCTGTCTTTCGGCTTTGAGAGTCGTGGCGAGTTGGATAAGGTAGTCAGGATCAGCTAACGTGCGTTCTATGATATTGTCAGTCATATACGCACCATGTTTGCGAATTGACGGCAAGACCTCCTTTGTAACCCATTTACGAAAGGCTTTCGCTTCGGGTTTACGGCTGTCGAGGATTACATCGTACAAGCCGTCTTCGTTTACGAAAAGTGCTTGTTGAGTCCTTCCGAGATTGTCGATGATGGGGTAATTTGAAATTACCTCATCGCTAAGTCTTTGATTAACGCCCTTTGCTGATAAACCAACTGCATTACACACATCGGCAAGGCAAAACAATGGATTATCCGTTGTTCCTGCCGTTCTTACTTTCCCAAATTGTGGGTTTTCAAAAATTCTTAACTCGTTCATAAAAAATCGTACCCAAACTATAATAATTAAAGAATAAACATACCAGAGGAAGAGGAATCGGAAAGAGCAGAATCCACCCTTGCCCAT